ATAGCGATTACAAATAACAATAAGCACTAATACGTATATTTATTGTCAGACTGCTATAAGACTTCTCATCTAGGATAGCTCATCTTAGATTAATTGGTATTGCTTGAATAAAACTATTGACCTAATTTATTAGTCAGGTATTATTTATAGGCAGCTTATACATTCTTGTGATTAGGAGCTTAAAGATGTCGACACCAAATGAGAAGGACAACGCCAACAACAGAAGTAAACTTCGAATCGTTGAAGGTCCTGTTCCTCATATTGCGCGCGGCGGTCGAAAAACCATGTATCGCTTTTGGGAAATAGAGCGAGGCAAAAGCGGTGTTTTTAGTAACACTAACATTGCAAAAATGAACGCCGCTATCGGCCAATACAAGAAAAAATACGGTGGTGAGTACACTTGTCGAACGCTTCCGAATGATGAAGTATTGGTTCATTGCTATTCCTATCCTAAGAAAAAGCATCCGACGCAGATTGAAGAGGAATACCTAGCCGAGCAGGAAGCCAAGGCCGCTGATGAAGCCAAAAAGGAAGATGGACAAAAGACTGAGGACGGCGGGGAATAATCCCGCCGTTTTTATTTGTACCCGCTCTATTTATTATCATCTCTATTCGCCCGAATAGTTATCTAATGAAGTCACTATATTCATCTATTTACAATAAGTAAATACACTTATCGTAAAAATTGTAAAAATATTTAACGTAAAGCAAATATTACAATAATTACTGGGACTGCCTAGATTTTTATAGGGACTGTCTGACTTTTCATTTAAGGACTATCTAAGTTTTTATCATAGGACTATCTAAGTTTTCACCGAAGGACTAGCTAGATTTTTACAACAATAGTCCAACCAGGACGGTATGTTAAGCATGTTCGGCCAAGAATAATGTGTAACGCAAACGCACACCGTCGACATATTCAACCCAGCTCATAGGGCGATATTCTTTAAACGCTTCTTTTATTGCTGCATCCATTTTTCTTTTTCCAATTAGTTTCTATTTCATCGAGTATGTCAAACAAAAGAAGTTAAGGCAATATTATTTATTACAAGAATTTATTATATTTCTATTGACAACCTTATTTCATCCTCTTATTATTTACTCATCGAAACACAAAACAACAAATGAGGGTAAAGAAATGAGCAAACCCACCAAGCAACAATTGCTGTCCCTTATCAATCATCTGGCGTATGAACCGGCTGGCCTCGATCCCCGTAACTATGGCGGGGATAATACGGAAGGCTTTCGCGAGGATAAATCCCGCATCGCTTTACAATTATCCGACTTCAAGAAGATTTTCATCGCGGTGAATAACCGCGATGGGTTAACAGAAGATCACATTTTATTTGCGCTCGATCATTCCTTCAGCGGTCGCCTGTCTTACGAGGAGAAGAGTAAATCCTTAACGTATTGCACAGGCCAATATTATCCGACGGAGTACCGGGCGGCGTGTTGCGCTGTATTGGCGAGTGCCTTGTGGAGTTATATGCGCGATGTGATGCCCGCCGATACTGACAACAAGGGGCAGTGGCTGCGCGATTATTTCAAGAAGGAATTGGGGCGCGGTGTCGGTACTCGCTGGTTTCAATAATCCACCTCATTGTTGGGAACTACCATGCTCAATGAATATATCTTGATTCTTAAAAATGTCAGCGATGGGATCATTACTCGATGGGAATACGAGACAACCCTGGAATTAAAGGAAGCGATTAAAAAGGCAAGAAATTGCCCGGTTTGTGGCATTTGGGCAACAACGAAAACGGACATTTTGAGTGTTGATCCGCACATAGAATTTAACGAAATGCATTGGGTGAACGCGCTAAGGTTACGCAATCTCAGCTAGATTTTATCCGATTGAATTAATTTTGCATGAGCGCTAAGGAGTCAACATGACATTTAAAAGTTTTGATCTGTTGGAAGCTGTAGAATTGTGGGCAGAGAATCAATACCCGCCGTTAATCAGCAGCGAAGGTGAATTAAGCGAGAAATTCGATGAAGAGATCGCACCTCTCGTGATCGAACAGTACGGGGAGGACGATCAACCGGCCATTAACGAAGCGTTCAACAACTGGACAGACTCGTTATGTAAAGAAGGTTTATTGCACGATGAGCAATACGATAAATATTGCTATGTAGGGCAATATGCGGAGGATGAATAATCATGAGTGATTACGGTTTTTTACAACATGGCTCAGGCAACGGACCTTTTCGGACTGAGCAAGTCTACGTTAAAAACGAATACGCGGACAGATGGCTAGCTCTTTATGAAAGCAAATGGCGACGGGTACATATACAAGTGAATCGCTGTTATATCGTCTACCGGGGCGAGAAAATCACGATTACAATTGACGGGGTGTAATCATGTCTAAAATAATCCAACACTCCGTATTAACAGATACTCTCGGTTTAACTGAGTGCCGTGATGGTTTTTGGTTATATGATAAAACTCGCGGAATGAATTTAGCGATGCGCTCTGAAACAGAGCAAGCCGCTTTTGTTAAAGCGATCACGTACTATCAAAAAAGATTAGCAGAGGTAGAAAAAACTATAAAGAGTTAAGCAAAAAAGTAGATAGTTTTGTTTCACAATTTACTAGAGATGATAATGCAGAGGATTAAACAAAATGGCCCTTATTAAAACATCCGAATTAACAGATATCGCGCTCGATTACGCGGTTGCGGTATTGCTCTACGGTGAAAGTCGAATAGTAATAAAAGAGTGTTTAAGAGACGACGGTTTTACCTTTTTTGTAACCGCGAAAACAAATCCAAATCTATCTAAATCATTTTCGATAGATTGGGAATCTTGCGGGCCGATTATTGAGCGTGAAAGAATTAACATTAGTGAAGATATTCACCCTATCTTAGACTGGACAGCTATTATTTACGTCGAAGATAGCGAACCTTGGCAGTATCCCGGATCAACACCACTCGAAGCCGCCATGCGCTGCTATGTCGCATCCAAATTCGGTGACACGGTAGAAATACCGGACGAACTCTTAAACTAGCCACACCCTTTTACCCTCGCCCTAACGGGCACCTCAGCCGACTTTATGTCGGCTCTTTTTCGTCCTCAATTTCATTTATTATATTTATTAATTAATAAAGGATTATCTATAGTAATTCTTTCTATTGATTTATTTGATTAATTTATTATACAACGCTAGTATAACAACATCTAAACACAAACAAGAATTAATAGAGGGTAACAAAAAAATGAATTCATTATCTCGCTTCTCTTGTACAGCTCGCCTGATCCGTAAGGTAATGAGCGGTAGAGTTGGACGTAAGGAAGATGTTAAGGGAACATGGAAACAACGTCTAAACCTTGCTTGCAATATGTTCGGGAAAGAGTCCTTTCCTTATGGTGTGGAAGCTTTACAGCAACTCTCCCCTAAAGCTACGGCAAAGCCTCAGCAGACTAATAACATTGCTCAAATGCCCACTAATGCAGTTGTAACGCACATTGATTATAGCAATGTATATCAACTCGAATTGATGCCAATAACATCTGACAAGTTTTGGCCAATTCCTTCAAAGAAGGCAGCTTAATCATGTCACTAGAAGAGATTAAACAAGCCGTCGATGCTGGAAAAGTCGTGCATTGGTGCAATGGTCGCTATTCGGTAACAAAGTTCGACGGTAGTTATCAAGTTACCGACATCTATAACGGGACATCTTGCGGCCTTGTTTATGAGGGTAAATTACAAGGCAAAGAATCTGAATTCTACTTAGAAGCAAAGGAGCAAATCTAAATGTTTGAGTATCTGCACTTGATCGGGTTATACCTTCTAGTCGGCTTTAGCGTCTGCGTATTGTTTGGCTCAGTTTGCAAGAGCATGAGCAACGAAGATCAAGAGCGAGGCATCTAATTATGATTACTTTCCGAATCCCTAGTAGTTGGCAAGCAATCGAAGTGGCAGAGCGTTACAAGCTTAAAGGTTACAACGTGCACGCTAAGCATTATCGCAAAGGATGGCGAGTGTTTATTACTAAAGCGGTGCTGTGTAGCCTACACACTCAGCATTGACTAAAACACTTCTAAATGTTATCAATAAGGAGCAAGCACAATGCAACAGGCACCGACAATGAATGAACTCAGCCAAGACAAGCTACAAGCTGAAATCTCTAAGCTTATGGCCGAGACATCAAAGATTAACGCCGAAGCTCGATGGTATCCCTTTGTAGCCGTAGCAGGCGTATTCGGAGCAGCTTTGGCTGTAGTTAAGTTTCTGTTCTGAAGCCATCGGACGTAAGCAAAAAGCCCGCTAATGCGGGCTTTGTTGTTTCTGGCTATATGCTTTATGGCAACACAATATGTAGAAAGCAGGCACTATATGTAGTGTTATGGTTGACGTATCAATATGTAGGAGGCAAATATAGCGTTTGCACTATATGTTGTGGTGTAGGGAGGTTGTAGTAGAGTTGTTTAGCGAACGTGATTAGATATAATCAATATCGCTCATAGTTTTAGATTCTCGATTCATACCAACAAATGACACAAACAAGGCATCAAATCAGCTTAAACTAGATGCATTCCCGCACTGTCTCCCGTTACTGGGGACGAACTTCCAATAGAATCAATGGCTTGGCGTTGAAGCGTAATGGCTAGGCGTAATGGTTGGATATTTTAAAATTTCAGAAAGCTACAAAAGCCATGCTCCTACATTGATAAACACCTCCCGATCAAACCTGTGATATTTACCAAAACGCTCAAAAACAATCACCTATTAACAGGACTTATTTCAGACGGCGGGAATGTAAATAACAAAGAAATAAAGACTGTATGAGTCACTATAAACATGCTGTATAGCTTCATAGGAACGTCTATGGGGAACGATCTAGGAATAGCTATAGCAATCCCTACCCTCAGTCTGATATTCTTCTAAAGCGTTTATAGATTGTCTTCAATTCACGGATGTTATTTCTACGGAGGGGACTGGTCCGAGCAGAAAGCGTCTGTACAATTTTTAATCAATGGAGAAAGCTAATGAGTGAGTTCTTTGATATTTTGAGTCACAAGGGTAGAGCCAAGGCCGCTCTAAAGAAGTTGACGATTGAACAGTTGGAATCCCTTCAGGAGATAGTGAGCGAGCGTCTTAGGGAGGCTCAAGAGGAACACCATCAATCAATGGTATTTGAGTCTAAGCGAGAACAAACGCTCCAGAAAGTTGCTGAGATGCTGGCTGAAGTTGGAATGTCACTCGATGGCTCCACAGTCCCTGTTCCTAAAAAACGGAAACAGATGGTTCAGATTGAGGACAAATATCAGATTACGGACATACATGGCTTCCAGCGTAATTGGTCTGGATTTGGTCATGCTCCTGTCCAATTCAAACAGGCATTCAGTGAAGGGCTTATGAAGGAGGATATGTTGAAGGATAAACAGGCTATGTTGAAAGTTGCCTTTACGGATACTGCTCGATGTGTACAGCTTGTTCCTGAAACTGCTCCGAGTGAGCCTCAAGGCAAGACCAAAAAGAAGTGAAACAAAAGGGAGCCGAAAGGCTCCCTACATAAACCCACGCTTTAACATGGATGCATATTCTGGTTTTACAAACCTCACCAAGTCATTACTCGTTACTACCTCATCGTCAACGATCTGTAGTTTCACTTCTCGAACGATCTTGGCTGTTAAAGCACAATCCAAATAGTACTTACGAAATTTCACTGAAGGCATTACAGGTAGCCAACAGAATCCACCAGACATTATCCAATCAATATCTCTTGCATTGTGTAATCGGATAGCTGTAGCAAGACTCAGTGTTGCTCTTGCCTCACCTACACGGCCTTGATCTTCAGTTAGCGTAAATACAAGCCCTTCGGGTTGATATTCATAACCAAGACTATCCATAAATCTGCAAAGGGATTTGGCTTGAATACAAAGCGTTGGTTCTGGTCGAAACTTATCACCTAAATCTAAAACCCACCCTTGAAAGTCTACTGGTACATCTATTTCTAAATTCATACTACCTCTTCTGCTTTATCAAAATTTAATTCATTAATATCGAATACAACATCTCTCCAAATACCACCAATAGGTCTGAAGATTGTTATGTTGTTATCCATTAAGTTACTCCAACCATACCAATATTTAGGGTGCATATGTTCGACCTTCACCATAAACACAACAGAAAGGTTGCTGAGAATGGCTAGGTTGATTACCTCGCAATCCATTGGTATGAGCTTCTGTAAATACTCAATATCTTTCTGATTTGGTGTAGGGGCCATTACAACCCCTCTTCTACTCGTTGACGAATCTCAGCCAGTGTCGTTGTTTTTACCAGATCGCCATCTTTGAATACAGTCTCCAGTTGTCCACCTTCCTCAGTCATCCAATCACACTGATCTTTCAGAACGTATTCACCATTATCATCTAGATCAATACGAAGTAACCCTTTAGCTGATTTCTTAGTGCCGCTGTCAGTAATTGGGTCTTTGAAGATTTCTCTTCCTACACCATCTACAACACCATAGGTTGCTTTCATTGCAAAACCAAAGCTGTCACGAGTGACGTGTTGATACGTGAAGCTGCCAACACCAAATACAACATTACTCGATGCAAAGCCTTTAGCCTTCAATCCTTCCAGAATCGTTTGAGCACGCTCCAGAGTGATGCTATCGCCATAGATGAGGCCAATGTGTGGATCAAGCTCCTTGAAGCCCTTGTCGTTGATAGTGCCACCAAAGACATCCCATAAGCATTGGATTGCGCCTTTAACTTCAGAGTCAGTCAGATTAGTTTCGTTGAAAGTCAAATCTTGTTTAATTTCATACCATTTCCCACGCCACTTAATTACTTCTGCGTTGATGGTATCGAATCGGCCTAGGATGTCTCCAAGATGTTCTGGCCCGTTGTGCTCATATGCGCGATACCCGCAAACAATCTTAACCGGATCACCACTATCAGGACGGATTACCACCTTCCCTTCACGAGCCATAATCTCTGGTTTGAGAATATCAACATACTCAGTAACAACACGCCAGAAATCCCAAGTGTCAGAAACGATGGAAACAATACCACGAGGATACAACTCAGTAACCAACCGCTTAAAAGTACCGATCTCATCTTCTTGTCCACCCATACACATAACACTGTGTTCAGTAGCAGGTACGCTACAACCAATTAGTTCTTTTTCAGCATCAGCTCCGTAGTAGTCTTCAGCAGCATCAATAGCAGCGACAGTATCAGTACCTACGAATGACAACAGGTGACCCATTGCACTAGCAGCAGCATACGGATTTTCTACTCCGCGATAGCTAAAATCATGTGCTTGGAATGGAACAAAATCCTTCGATGCTCCAGTGGTTTCTGCATAATCCATCAGCATACGTTTGTATTCACGAGCAATCGTTGCAACAGTCATCGGATGCCATAAAGTATTACTCAGCAAAGTCTCCAGATAATTCACAATCCAAAAGAATTCAGGAAGTGTATTCTTGATTGTAAGTACAGGAACCTTCATCGGGACTACTGAGCCTTCAGGAAGTGCTTTAATCTCAATAGGCAGGTATCCAAGATCATGTAGAGCTTCGATGTGATCTACTGACACTGCATCTTGACCAAGAGCTGTATCCATTCGACGTTTGTACTGACGAACAACAGTTTCTTTGGGTAGCAAAAAGAAAGTCTCATCAAATACCTCGATCAGGTAATGCACACAGAGATACTGAATACCGAATACAACTACTTTCCCATCCCAACGATCTTTCAATACAGGTGCAAGTCTTCCACTACGAGGTGTGAAATTGGAGTAAACCAATTCAGTACCTTCTGGATACTGACGACGATGATCTGCTTTATAAAAATCGATAATTGTTAATGCATTTAAATTCACTTCACTCGTACCCCTGTTTCGATTGCTAAATTATTAAGAACTCTCCAAACTCCATAAGAATCACATGAATTTGGAAGATCAACTACCCCCTCATTCACAAAGATCCTACTGGGTAAATTAAAGCGATGCCATAACTCTCTGAGTTCATTCTCGTTATCGATCGAGATGATCAATTTCACCGGCCGAAAAGTTGGTTTTATTCCTTCTAACTCTACTTTCATTTGATTTCCCACACGTCCAAAACTTCTACACCTTCTTGGTTAATGTCCTGACGAAAAGAATTCGTCGTATAAATTTTACTGTAATACTGCAACAACTCATCAAAGCCTTTACTAAAGATACCGTGCGTTACATACAGCTCTAGTTGGTCCCTCTCCACACCGTTACATAGCATCTCCTTTCCTAATTCAACAAACGTTCTACCTCCATCACAAATATCATCTACCACTAGAAAAGTCTTACCTGTTTGAGCGTAGAGTGATGGAATAGAAATATTAGTTGCTGTAATTGCTCCTGTTGTAATATCCCTAACCTTGTCCGCTTTAACGATGGCTGCTGCATCAAGAGCCTTAGCCACTTTATAAATCTTCTTCAGTGCTCCACCATCTGGACTTACAACGAAGTAATCACCCTTCGGCACGATTTGTGTTACCAAATCTTCTTGATGAATTACATGCACATTATCAATCAGTGCTTCAACAACATCGCTATGTGGATCACTGACATGGACACAATCATAATCTAAAATATTTATAAGCTCAGCGAATGCACGCAAGCTATGCGCTTCACCTTCATTGCATCTCCTATCTTGTCGTGCATACGGAACATAATGGAGATTCAAATATCTTTCTTTTGTATACCCCGTTTGTGAAACAGCTTCAGTTACGAGGATGAGCTTCATAATATCATCTGAGTTCTGAATACAAGCATCGACAATTACATGCTCATCAAACAGGTTTCCGATATTAATCTGTAGCTCACCGCCAGGGAATGTGAAGCTATCAACTGTTCTCCCATTAACTCTGATGAAGCCCATTATTTTATTTCCTTCTTATCAAAATATTTCACTATTTCTTTTCCTAAAACTAACCCCACCAGAATAATGGCAGTAATAGGAACACTTGTAGGCCAGATAACTCCGTAAAGAGTTGCAATGAAGTAATGCTCCACAGAGTGTTCATAATCATCGGAAGTTTTGTTAAATCTTTTACATTTACCTTTAATTTTTTCTTCATTCAAGAAATACGCATAAGCAACAGCACCTATCCATGTGACAACCAAGCCAATCAAATAGATCATTCCTAAACTCATAGCCTTACGCTAAACCTCGCTCTCATTTTCTCAATCACCTCTGGAGGTACGTTATGTACACTCTCAGTAGAGTTCCTATTTTCAACAATCAATACCGTTGTCTGGTAATTATGCTTCCTAGCCATATTCAAGTAAGGCTTCAACTCTTTCTCAGTGGTGAAGGTGTTCGACACAACAATTAGTGGATAACGTAGCTCCATTGCCAGCTCAGTGGATGTTTGACACCACACATGAGCCTCACCAATCTGCATCCCGTCCCATCGATAAACACCATCGTCACCAATAAAGAATTGGTCAGCCTCAAAATGTTGACCTCTGAGGCTTTTTGCAAATGTACTTTTACCAGCACCCGGTAATCCTCTCACCAGGATTAAACTCTTATGGGTATTTGACATATCTCACTTTCTTAACTTTCAGCAACCTCTTAGCTTCTTTCTCAGCAGCCTCTTTAGCGAGATACCCATCAATGCGATATTGAGCACTTTCCAACGTAGCGCATAATGATGGATGAATGCCTGTATCAAACTTATATAAGATGCTATTCCATGAACGGAATGGGTAAAATAAACTGCCCGGATTTCTTATTAACACCTGAGCAATGTAATCAACCCCTCCATTACCTCTTTCAATTACTTTAATTCTTGTCTTTGCCATATGTTTCCTAATGTTTAAATTCTAGTATTATCTATAATAAAATGTCAACGTTTATTTATAATAAATTAAATGAATTAATCAAAATAAAGGGTGGCTTCATCTGCTCTCGTTTGGCAGTCCCAAGGACTCTCCAGTGTGCCTCGAATAATCCTGATGAGTTTAACTACCTCTATAGTTTCATCTACAGTGAGAATATTCATACGCAGGCTGTTGCAGTCTCCGCAACAAGGAAGAACATTCCCTATTACGTACCCTCTATCAGAATCAACTTTATCTAGACTGTGCCCAGTAAATCTAAATAAATCCCTGTCACAATAAAAACATCCATCTTTTATCAAATCTAGATACTCTTCCTTAGATATTTCCATCACAGAGTTTCTTCGTTTCGATTGTGAAACAAGGTGACTATATTTTTGTGATGGACTCCTAGACCTCCCTTCTTGATATCTCCCATTATGGTAGCATTTACTACATTTTGGGCCGCGATACCATGAACCTTTAGATTCTGTTGATCCACAAGATGCACATATACGCTTTAATGCATTAGTCTCAACATATTCTTTTTGGTAGCAAGCGTGGCAGAGTGTTTTACTACCCCACCTAACACTTTGGTCTACGGTATTACAAGTTCTGCATCTATTCTCTTTCATTGTTAATGATGATCTGTATTCGTAGAATCAGCTAAATAGTCTTCACTAATAAGCTTCAGAATCTTACGGCCATCGCTGTAATCCACATTACGAATCACGACGCCTTCCATCACCTTTTGACCGGGAGCCATCACTGAATTACCTATAGTCAGTGTCTTGGCATGATCAACACCTCTCCATTCACCCCAATACAAGTTTGGAACACCGAGTGACCCAAGACCTCGCGTACCTAGCCAATGGAAGCGTTCATCGGGATCAAGATAACGTTGTACACCTGTCACTGGATCAGTCACTCGAACATCAAAGATACAAAGCCTGCGTTCACCTTCACTGCAATCGTAGTGATAGTTTTTCTGAACACCTGAGCCATAAACTTCCCCATGTAAATACTCACCGGGTTGGAGCTTGCTTTGAATGTTGTACTTCTCCAATACTTCACAATAGATATTCGTATCGTAGTATCCAGTGAACTTATTCTTTGCCTTAGTCTGCAATTGAACGTTGTTCGATCCATATACCCATTCATGTGTTGGGAGGAAGCCAAAGAATTTCTTAACTTTCTTCCACCATGTATCGACTTGGACAGGAGCCATACCACATCGAACATGAGAGCCATGTATTTTTTCTTCGATGACTACCAATTCGCCTTCTTGGAACAAATCTGGATACCATTTGTAGTTATCTAATCCACCGTACTTCTTAAACTCTGGATTTTCTAGTTTACGTTTCTTCGGTGCTGGTAAACCCGTACCAGTATGTTCTTTAGGTGCAGGAGGGTCATATTTAGTGATACCTAATACCTCTGCATAATCATCCTCAAGAATTAGATCACCTTTAAATAAGCCTGCATCAATCAACGTCTGTGGATTAATCAACATACCCTGTGATGCAACACCACGGATTTTAATTTGTCTCACTCTATGTTTATCGAGTTTGATTTTAGAATCAGGAGGAAACAGAAAATTCTCTAAACCTTGATCTAAGATCGAATCAATCGGTACATAAAATGCAACATCACCAATTTTGTATTGACCTTTTGCTGCTACTACTTCCCATCCGTACACATAAACTATTTCGAGTCTGTCTGCATTACCGTGGGGCTTAATTTCCTTGATTGTTGTTAATGGAACTTTATATGTGCTACTCATTTATTCCTTAAAGTGTTTTCTATTAAACTAAATAAAAATATGCCAAGATTAACGCTGTCATATGTAGCGCTTGATCTAATCCAATTACGACAAAGAACCAGTGGCGTTTTTCTTTCTTCCACAAATACGATGTCACCCTGCTCGATACGAAGTCTGTCAACCAATGCGCTATGTATGTAACTGCTGTAAACTTCCATCCAAAGAAAGCGAAGAATAGTGAGTACACAAGCACATGAATGGATAACCATTTTGTATTAGAGCTTTTATTCAATGCCATTTTGTCTGTTTGAAAAATGAAGTCCGCAATAAAGTGAATCCATATCAAAACTAATACAGCAGCTAAACTAATTGTCACCGTGTTCTCCTTAATGTTTTACCAAGAAATAACTAAGCGTTGACTAGAGACATCAGTAAGAAATCCTTTTCTTTTGACAATAGCTATTAATTCATACAAGCCTCCTGGCGGATAAGAGAATTTAAGTTCAAACTTATCAGTCCCAACCCGAGCACAGCCTTCTATTGCAAAGAGCACTCTCTCAATGAAATTATCCTCTGTTAGTTCCAATTTAAACTTTCTTAATTCTTCTGCTGAAATCATGTCGTCCTCACATTATGATGATCTGGCATCCAAGGTTCTCTATCTCTGAAGTAATTATTCAGGTCATCAAAAGTAAATAGTCTGTATCCACCAAGTACCTTGATTGCATTATCTAACCCTACATCAAGACTTCTACCCGGATGCTCATAACTGCCGTGGCAATGTCCATGAAGGCTCCATTTCCCATGATGAGAATTTTCCCAAACAACAAGTGGATAATGGCAAAGCGTAATTTCTTTCTTGCTGACACGAATACGTTTGAAGTCTTCTACAAACAGCACACGTCCGCCGAACATTTCTTTTAGTTGTTCGTAGTGCGCTCTCGTATCGTGATTACCAAGAATGAAACCAATATTTCCATTAAGACGCTTTACAATCTTTGGAATTGCTTCAGCTTTATTCAGGCCGAAACAGAAATCACCTAAGTGATATACTGTGTCTCCCGGTTTTACTTGTGCGTTCCAAATATTAATTAATGCTTCCGTTTGATCTTCAACATTCCACGGTCTTCCAGTAAACTCCTGAATTCTTGCATGGTGCCAGTGAAGATCACTTGTCCAATATGTTTCCAATCTTCCTCCTAAACAAAAATTGCTACGATGATTACTATCAAGATAATTGAGCAAACAGCTGACCCAATCCTCCCTGCCCATCCACTATGAGTCGTCATTTAATTTACCTTTACTATCTAACATTTCAGTTTCAACTCTATAGACATACACCTTTAACCCTTCCTTCGTTGCTCGATCAATCATATCCTTTGTCCCTTTACTAACACCGTCCCATACTGCAATGAGTGCATCTGCGTACTCAGCCATTCGTTGATTTCGATTATGGCCTGCCGCTGCGTTGTATCTCCTACCATCTGCCTGTGTTCTTTCCACAACAGGCATCCCATCACTACCACTGAGATCATTCCACCAAGCAGGGAATGTTTTAATCTTTATTTGATTATCTTCAGCCCAACGTTCTCCTGCTCTATCTATCCCTCTTGCTGTACCAGACACCACCTCTGTGATCTGCATAAGCCACCCCGAAGCATTAATGGCCTTAGCAACAACACGGAGAGCGTTATCGATGCCTCTACTTCCGGCTATGATTGTTTTCATGCTGCTTGTAACTCGCCTGTACGCTGAGCAATTCCGAGACCAGCCAATATTCCCTCAACATCAATGTGTTTATAGAAATCTTCCTCCTTCTTCTTCATCGTCAGCTTGCCTTGCTTGTAAAGCTGAGCAACCAAGATCAGTCCATCTTTCTCAAGGAAGATATCTGCCGTCCCACGCTCATCATCTACCTTCTCGTTAAACAACTTGTGTAGATACTGCGAGTAAACTCGATGGGTATTCCCTTTCTTGTAAAAATATCCCATCCCCATCAGGTCAGATTTAATGCTCATCGTATTCACGCCGGGGAACATGCGCATGATTTTATGAATCGTGCGATTATGCTTTCCTACGGTTGTCACAAGACCGTCACGTTGTTCAGTCACCTCCGTGTTCTTGCGAAGCAGAATGGTATTCTCTTTCGCAATTGCCTCGGCTTGAGTCATCAGAGCACGCATGTATTTCATAGGATTCGTTAGGAAGTCTTCGGCAGCGTGCTCAGAGACAGCTACACCATTTGTCTGGAGCTTGTCATAAGCTTCACTAACTTTCAGTTGGAAAGCCGGACTAATCCACATGGCATAACCATAGACAAGCTGCTTACTAACGTAAGTGCCTCCATTTCGGCCAATTTTGGAAACTAGCGGAATTCCGCTAGTTTCCAAAATGCTGACCATCTCTTGAGCGTGTTGACCAGCCAGCCAATAACGGGGCTGGTGTCGATCTTCCCCTCCCGCTGCCCTGTGTAAGTCATTCAAACAATACCGACCTTCGACATCCTGCTTGATTGTGATATCACCAATACGGATAACATCCTTACCATAAACTGCGCGATAAGTGTCATTCATCGCTTGATTTCTATTTACTACTGCATTCATTTGTTTCTTTGTTTCCTCATTAGTTAAATTGCTTTTATGCTTTCATAGACCCAGCACATCCGTATTCAATCGTTCGCCCATTGGGCCTCTATAATCTTGTGCAACATCTTTTAGTGAATATCTCCACATACGAACCGGGTCCCTATCATGTGCGATCTGGAGGTCTTTGATTAATCCATAATGTGCATCAGGGACTTGTTTTTCCATTAGCAGCTGGCCCCAATCCTTACGTTCAAATTCAGGTTTATATTCATCATCTGCAATAAGGCACCCTGCTGCACATTTAAGAAAGCCTGAAGGGTGTCTGTAGAGACAAACATCCTTATCTCGCGACTTCTCACTTTGTTTTAGTAAGTGCGAGCAATTTGATCAAATACTTGCTGTGCTGTTGCTTTGTGTAACGTCTTCAATGTAATTTTCATTACTCTTCCTCCTTACCAGGACAAGCTCTCTGTATTGCTTTTTGTGTATTTTCATTTTTAAGTGTTATCAATCCACACTTCTGGCAGTATTGCCAATTCAAAAGCTTTCCACCAAATGCATGGAAACCAGTTACTTTAAATTTTGGTTTGCTCATAATCCAAAAAGTCTTCTACCATAATAGTAAGTGACACCCTCAGACTCGTCATACCACCGCCTCTCTACATTTTTGTAAGGCATTCTGTGTAAACGGACGAAACCATATCCCCATCTCCACTCTACTTTTCTAAGTTGTGCGCTATAGACTTTTCCATCTCTTAAACAGAACACCCTATTAAAGTACTCACACTCAGAATATCTATATTTCATAATCTCTAATCTTCCCTTCTAATGAAATAAGCTTTCTTACCTATACTCCGTTCAAGTAAATTAGGACGATTCCATTTACCAGCTACAATCGTTTGATGTGCTGTGTAGACATCAATAGTGCCGCAGGATGGGCAGACTTTGTTATCAAGATACCAAGACTCTGGTAACTGCTCTCCACTCTCAGAGCAAACAAGAATGTATGTATAATTCTCATCAAGTTTCATTCATAGTCTCTAATAGCAACGCCAGTCGTTCTCAATTTTGATTTAGTCATTTAAAATAATTTCGTCACCATTCGAATAATCTAACATTTCAATTGCATCTAGTGTTTCATCGATATTCGAATATGACTCATCGCAACAAATGTAATCATCTTCTGATCCTGAACACGTCATGTAACACTTTTCGAATGTCCAGGTGTTACAGACAGAAATACTTCCACCACTTAATAGATGGTTTTTCCAGATATCTCTATTCATAATCTCTAATAGCAACTCCTGTAGGAAATTGAGGTATACGTGTATCTTTATAAAGCGTCTGATACTTCACAGTAATCATTTTCCCAATTAAGTCAGTCCGCTTCAGAAATTCCTTCCGTTGCTCGAAGTCACCAAATGTCACGTTGAATTCATTATCAGCAAACTTATTCTTCACCGTGAATACAGCATTATCATTTCGATCTTCTTCAATACCTGTGATTTCGAATTCATCATCGAAGAACTCTTTGTACTTCTGAAGATCAGCGCTGCGCTTACCGGATTCATATTTACCATCAAGATTGCGGAGCATAATGCCTTCATAACCTTTGGCAACTTCATCCTTGTGATCGGACTTCATTTGATCTTCGGTTTCAACCCACCAATATTCAATAAACTTTGCATCAATATCATCTTCCAACATTAGAAGGTCTTGCACACGGTCACTGAAGGGACGGTCATCAACAATATCAAACACAACTAACTCTAATTGTGGCGTCAATTCGTTTGCTTTCTTAACAGCAGACGTAATTTCTTCAAGATACTTACCGTGAATATAAATTTCTCCATCCAAGATCATATCTTTTGGCAATGTTGCCTCAAGCTTTGCCTGTATATGTGGAACGCTGTATTCCTTCCCGCCACGACTCAATAAAACAACACGATCTCCTTCCCAATAAGCAAGGCACCTCACACCGTCAAGCTTAGGACTTGCCCAACACGGATACTGAATACGATGCCCTTGTTTGTGATAATCATGTGCAAGCATTGGCAATAGCGGCAGCTCTTGCAAATCCTCTTTGTTCTCGCGATAACCTTTATCAAGTTGTTTCTTGTAACGGCTCTCGGCTTCTAATAAAGCTTGTTCACAATCACTCGTTTCATTTGCACGACCAATGTTTTTACCTTTAATGTGTTCCTCTTTGGTTTGCGTCTTTCCACCCAATTTTCCGTGAGTGATGAAGATGACATTACCTTGTACAGCGATGCTCCAAACTTTGAAGCCACCGTTTTTATCTAAACCATATAAATTTCTTTGTAGACTACTCACACTCAACCTCTTTGTTTGGGATTCGCAGCGTTATACGCATGACGATAGGCTTCAACCATTATTTCGTTTCTACCTGTAGGATAGAAATCCAAATCAGGCTCTTTCTCAAATTCAATGAGATAGATATTCAAGTCTGGAGTTGCTTGATCAATGATGTGCTCTACAACAGGCCATTCACCACCAGCAAGACCACAACCAATTTTTGGGATGCCCACTATCACACCAAGATTTTTATATTCCTCATTCAACGACTGAAACACTTTCTGAACAGCTTTGTACTCAACTTGAATTTTGTCAGTGCCATACTTGTATTGAGTGTATGCATTGATAATCTCTAAATCTATTTCAGTGATATATGCTGATGTATACGTACCGAGTTTATTTCGATCACCTTTTACAGTTTTACTATCGATGTAAGCAGCCATAGGCCACTGCTCAACTATCGACTTCGCAATACCTGATTTCATTGTGCAGAAGCAATTACACCCATGTACAATTACATCGAACATACCTTGTGCAGCTAGTTTTACTAAATCGCCTTCGACAACATTATTAATTGGCATTAATACTTCTCAAATTTGTTTTACATCAATACCGCATTTAGTTAGGAAATTAATTCCATCTGTACTGCGATAAACCTCTTTGTAATAAATCTCTTTAATTCCTGCTTGATGAATCAATTTTGCACACTCAAGACACGGACTGCATGTAACAAACATCGAGCTACCTTTGAGGCTGAAGCCTTCACGAGCGGCTTTCATTAAAGCATTCGACTCTGCGTGAAGAACTTCTTTCAATGTCGCAAGCTGATGCGTTGGAACAAGTGAACCATCTGCACCAGTTGGTTGCATCCATTCACAATTATTATCCCAACCACTAGGCATGCCGTTATATCCAATGCACAGCAAATCCTGCGGGCTCACGATGATACATCCGACCTTTTTCCTGACGGCGTGAGACATTGTGGAAACTGTCTCAGCCATCTGCATGTAGAGATTTTTAAACTTTTGTTTCACGCTTAACCTTAATATCTTTCAATGCAGCCAGCACACGTTGCTTCGGTGTTTTTTGTTGATACCTTGAATCATTTCCATCATTGATTCGATTGAAAACACGCGTTCTATCCAAATCTCTCAGAGCACGAGCCTCTGGAACATTTGCCATTGATGGAACTTCTTCAGAAAGGCCGCAATGTCCATAGGCGCAACGTTTGTCACCGAAATTGTATGTGCCTGTACACCAACTCTCCTCTGGAATTGCTTCAAACTTGTTAGTAAAATAATCTACGTCATACATCTTCAATCACCTACCCTTCACCGTAAATGTTTTCTTCTGTGCCTTGTTGTATGCAGCTCTAACAATGTATTTCTCTTTCCAATAAATCTTATCCACTATTTCTTGCGCATCTTTTCTCGATTGCTTCTTAATGAATATGTATTCTCCCATCGCATTAAGGATGTACCAGCACGATGGAGGTTTAAACCCAACAGGATTTCCTTCTTCATCATATTTCGTTTCAAAGCAATCGAAAGGAAGTGCAACAACACAACTTTTCGTCATTAAATAATTACAACCGTTTCGTCAGGAATAAATACAACAATATCCTCACCCTTTCTCACGACATCACTTAGCTTGTATCGTACATAGAGGCTCCTGCTTGGAGACACCAAGTATCTGAGATAAACGAATTCTCGATACTTGACGGCATACAACACAGGAGCATATTTTTCACCTTCCAATAAAAGGCAAGCACGACCAGATAATGCGTTATCCAAATGTGTGATGCGGATAAACTTATAGATCGATATTTGCTTTTTATTGTTCACTCGTCTAATTGATCCTCGTCTTCAACATGGTCAACAATTACTGGGGACACTTGCGAATATTTATCCATACGTTCTGCTATCTGGTCAGCATCTAAGTAGATATCAAGACCACCAATTACCTGTTGAATCTCAGTATCAGTTAGGAAACCTGTATAAAAATCACGGAGCATTTTATGTAAATGCACACGATTGAATGTGACCTCAGCAAATACCTCTCCTTCCTTTCCGTAAGAGCCATAGGAAGCAGTATGAGTCATAAATTTAGCTTGCTGTGACCATGACCACTCACTACACGAAAGGAAGATGAGCGTAACAGCAGAAGCACACTCATACTCAATGAAGGAATGGACAATACCAGCGCATTCACGAATGGCATTGATCAACATAATCGTTGTATCAAGCCGACCTCCAGTGCTGTTGATATGGAGAGTCATACGATCAACTTGACTCATTGAACGTAATAGCTGACAAAGAGAGACGTATTCTTCTGGATGACCTATTTCACCAACTATGTAGCGATGATAATGCTTCGCAGTAATGCTCTCCTCGTACATCTCATCTTGAGAGCCATAATTAAAATCATTACTCAGCAACACCCCTTTTGAAACTAAATTCGTCTTCATTAATTTCGCCCTTCGTTGTCAAAGATTTTTACAAACACAGCACAGATATCACTTCTCACGCTATCCTCTGGCTTGAAATGAATTACTGAGCACCCTTCGAGATTGTTGTCTTCAATGATCTTAGTTAAATACTTCAAACCATTATCACCACGAATGTCTGACTGCGATGTGTCACCACAGAAAACCATTTGTGTGTTCTGTCCAATTCGAGTAACCAAGGCTCTTACTTCTTCAGGTGTCGTATTCTGTGCTTCATCAATAATCACCATTGCATTATCAAAGGTGCGTCCTCTGACTGCTTCCAATGGTTGCAGCTCTATGCTTTTACCAATGAGGCTTTCAAAGTCGTTAGCACCTATCCGATCCTTCAGTACATCAAGCACTGGACGAAGGTATGGTTCTATCTTCTCCCGAATTGTTCCTGGCCAGAACCCACTAGACTTCCCCATACCAACGTAAGGACGCGTCAGAACGATCTTATCGATCTCCTGCTGCACGTACTTATTGGCTGCTATGACTGAGGTAATGAATGTCTTACCAGTACCGGCAGAGCCTGTAGCAAGCACCACAACATCACTCTTCAGAGCAGCAATGAGTTTCCGTTGGTTCTCACCTTTAGGTACAACCTGTTTTGCCTTACTCTCTCGTTCCTCTTTGAATTTTTCAGGGATTGGCTTACGACCACCAGCCTTCTCTTTACGTACTTCTCTTCTACTGCGACTTCTCAACGACAGTAATTCCTTTCTTATTAACTTACGGGATCAGCTTGAACAGCCGGCTTACGACCACGACGTTTAACTTCGACACCCTCTGCGGTTGCTTCAGTATCGCTTTTAGCAACGCTGGAGTCATTGTCTTGGCTTGGAGTGGCTTCTTCGGAAGTGCTCTCTAAAGTCGTTTCAGGGGCTTTTGGCACCAATCCGAAGATAGAAGGGTCACTATCTTTGATGACGGCACTGGTTTTAGGGTGTTTTTTGACTTCGATACCTTTAGCCATGACTGCACTATAAATACTGCCCATAACCCGAGGTGTACACATATTGGTATCAACGAAGCTGAAACCTTGTTTTGCTAGTTCAGATGTTTCGAGGACAAATTCATACAAACTGTATGCTGTTATACTTTTTACAATGATTTCTTCAGTCATAAGTTACTACTTCTCTTTTGTTGTTTATTACTTGATCAATCTCAGATTGACTTACTTTTGTGCACTCTTCCCAATCTACAATTGAGATAGGAGTTGTGCCTTTCTGATACTTATCAGTTCGTCCTGAACCAATTTGGTTCTGAACAACGCTACTGCACACTCTCTCCACTCAGCATTCTCCTTACGTAGATATTCAACTTCTTCTTCGAGACTCATCTCTTTGATTACACCTTTAGGGATGCTCTCTTCAGGTATCACTTGCATCATAGTGTTCTCCTAAGTTATGGCTTCTGCTAGTCAGCCTGAACTGACACGTCAATTCTACACTATTGAAGGTATTTGTAAAGGATATTTATAATAATACTTGATAATTAACTTTGGTTACTTTTTGTACAGATAGCCAATATCTTTGCTTCTCTATGGCTGTATTGCGTACAGAATACTATTTCCAATGGATAAATTATAATAAATATGATATTCTTACTATAACTTAGTAAGTATTAGTAGTAATAACTTAGTAGTATTTATTATATAGTATATAAATAAGTATATATTGTATAGCTAAGTATATATAGCTAAGTAGGCTTAAATGTAATTACAAATGACGAGATAAGAATTTTAGCATGTGTGGTAGATGCATAGCATGTAATAGTGTACTGGATAGTGATATTTGGTTCTTCAGTATGAAAAATGAACAGCTTAATGACTTGTGTATCTTCTGTCGAAGGATTGTTTTAAATCCCGATTCAGTAAATACAAGGGAGTATGAGCATGGAGAGTGTGTAGAGGGCTTGATTGAAGCAAAAGAAGGAGGTTTCTAAGTACGAACGAGAATTACCCATCAACCAACGCTGGATCAGTGGGCAGAGAGGAAAGTACGCAATAAGCGAGAGTGGAACTCCATACAGATACAACCAAGAAGGCTGTGTAGGTCCACTAAAGACGGTTAAGAGAGGAAAACAAATTTACTGGAGAGTATTCCACGAGTGCGAATCATTAGACATACGTGTGGCTGATATCTTAGCTAAAGCTTTCCTTGGAACAAAAGCATACATATTCATTGATGGGAATCCTTCGAATGTGCAGCTATCCAATCTCCAACCAGTGATGGAATCGGTGAAAGATGGTGAATCTTGGATAGAGGGGTATGAAGGGTTGTACACAATCAACAATGAATCCGTTGTGCATTCGTACAAAGACAATATCCGTAGAAGGTTAAGTGATGGTGGTCATGGGAAAGTGTGTCTGATGTTGAATGGACACAAAAAGACGTTTCTTGTGAGGGGATTATTTGAGAAATATGTAAGGAATACTATTTCCAATGTAGAAATGAAAAATAATGTAGTATTATAGGTTATATACAGTGAAAGATTTAGATAAGTATTACTTCCACCAAATGAACGGTGATTCGTAAACACTTTGAACCAGCAGATTACAAACGTTTCAATATAAACCCTGAAACACTGCTTGAAATTTATTGAGAATAATAATACATGGCACAGTTCCAGCCCGGTCAGAGTGGCAACACTCGTGGTAGACCAAAAGGTTCTGGCGGAAAGAAGTCTAAACTCAGAAAAGTACAACAGCTTCTTGAAGACATCACTCCTGATGCAATTCAGAAGATACACTCCATAATGTTGAGTGCTGAGAAAGATGAAACTCGACTTAATGCTGCAAAATACATCGTTGGTACTTACGTTGATGTACGTGTTGCAGTAGTTGAAGATGAAGTCCGCTTGAACGGTAAAGAATCCGATGTTGATGGCGACGAAGAAGAAATAGCCACTAAGAATGGCGCAATTCTCAAGCTCTCATTAACTCCGTAACAAATCCCTCCAGTCCAAACTACGCGCATCTAGCTCAGTGCAACGCTGAGTAATCAGTATTTAACAATAATAAGAACAACCAAACTTGGACCGTTTGGGTTATGGCCGACAGGCTATCTGGTGAAAGCCAGTTGTGGTGAAGGCAATCCGATTAGGGATTGAGTCGTTGTGATCAGGTGGTAGATGCACAACCAGAATAATAAAACCTGTACGCCTCTGTTACTTGGACGTATAAGCACGATTAAGAGTCTTACGCGCAAACTTACAGGTTATAAAATAAATGGCGTATAGCTCTCCGGGTGAGGGTGCCTGACTGTTAATCAGGAATGAGCTTGGTTCGAGTCCAAGTACGCCAGCCTTTTGAAAGCATACAGCAACTAAAACTTCTCCCACTGCTAATGGCGTGATGTAGGTTCGAGTCCTACAAGGCATTGCAAAATGCCTCTAGCTCAATTGGATAGAGCACGTATGAAACCAAATGCTTTCAGTTAAATAAGCCTTCCTCTCCTTGGCTTTTCTCTCCGGTTTAAGCTTGTACCGGACAATAAACAAGCCTCGAATTTCGCTATGTAAGCATTGTTAGTGATGCACGCGCCTTGTAAGCGTGAGAACCCGGCGCAACTCCGGGCCGTAGCTCCAGTAACATCCAACATTGTTGGTTGAAGTCTGTTTCCCGAAAGGTTGAGACAGCAATATGGGCTTTAGGTGTTGATGGGAGCACGCGGCACTTGCACTGCTGAGGGAACGGTTCGATACCGTTATCGTCCACCATATTAAAAGCGGCTTTGGTGTTTAACGGCAACATAACGTCCTTCCAAGTCGAAGTTACGAGTTCGAATCTCGTAAGCCGCTCCAAATTAATGTCACTGTGGCAGAGATAGTTACGCGCCTGTTTGCAAAGCAGGATTATATTGGTGCAAGTCCAATCGGTGATTCCAATGGGGATGTAGTTTATTTGGTTAAAACTCCCGCCTTTCACGCGGAAGTATTGAGTTCGATCCTCAATATCCCTACCAACTAAATAGGTCATTAGTGTAACGGTAGCATACAGCACTCCAAATGCTTGTGGTTGCGGTTCAAATCCGTAGTGGCCTGCCAAGAGATTGTAGCTAAATGGTTTAAAGCATCGGACTTTTAATCCGACGATTATAGGTTCGAGTCCTATCAGTCTCACCAAACATTATGGAAGAGTCGCATAGCGGCTATTGCAGCGGTCTTGAAAACCGCCGAACCTCCGGGTTCCGTGAGTTCGAGTCTCACTTCTTCCGCCAATTTCATGCAAGGGCATATTAAGCATTCTAAGCGTGCGCACGCTGAATGTTGAAGTATGTAGTGGTAAAGGCTTAAAGCAGTTTTTATTGTAGCGCTAAGATAATCACTGTGCCGAGTGGGGTTCGATTCCCTACCCTTGTGCCGAATTAAATGGAAAGTTAATTCAACAGGTGTTGAACGCTGTTTGCTAAACAGTTGGAGCCTTAGCGGGTTTGGTGATCGTGCCATCAACTTTCCGCCATTTCAAAAGGTTAATGAATGACTCTGAGAGTCGAAGTTTTAGATTTTGAATTAGAACAAGAAAAGTTAGACATCCTGTTTAAAATTCTAATAGGCGAAGGAAAGAAAATAGTTTTTGTCGTTGATGATGTATCCGATGAATTTCTTGTTATTGGTCAATGCAATGATAAAAATCTTATTGAAGCTCAGAGAATCGCTTCAAACATTGATCGTTTAGGTAAATAAATCAAATGCGGGTTAGTGTAGTGGTCTAACATAACGGCCTCATAAGCCGAAGATCATCAGTTCAAATCTGATACCCGCAACCAAGTTAATCTCCGTGTGGGCCAAAGGCTGGTCACTTCGTTTGGGGCGAAGACAATGTGTGTTCGAGTCACACCACTGAGACCAATTCATCTCGCCTACCAATGTGTAGAAAGAGATTGCCGCCACCTCCCGGCATTCAATAGGAGACTTAATTCTTGTTGGTGACGCCATAATAGAAGTGGTATCCGGCTGTAACCCGGACGCGAAAGCATGTGGGTGCGAATCCCTCCACCTTCACCATGCATCTGTAGCTCAGTTGTTTAGAGCGTTCGCCTGATAAGCGGAAGGCCGTTGGTTAGAGTCCAACCTGATGCACCAATTAATGGTTGTTCATAGCTTAATGGTAAAGCACTGGAATGTGACTCCAGAGGATGCGAGTTCGAGTCTCGTTGATCACCCCAAATAAAAGTAATAAATAATGAAATTCATAACGGTCCTCGTATTAGCTGCTTTTACATTAGCAGTATCCAATAATTTAATTAGCAAACCGTATCTTCCTTCAAGATATGCCGTTGCAGAAGGAACTGAAATTGACTCCTGAGAATTTTTGTCGCTGGTTACAAGGTTTTGCTGAACTAACCAGTTACACACCTGACGCTATTCAATGGCAAATAATCAAAGATCATTTAAATCTAGTATTCGATAAAGTAACGCCGACGTATCGGAATGATGTAAAAATAAATGTAGGTGATTACACACAACACGATACTAGATTTCCTCAAATTACTATTCCTCAATATGCTGATTACTCAATTGGTGATCATATCCCAGGTATTAGAAAGTACGATCTAGTCTGCTGAATAATAAAAAAATAAAAATGTCAGAACGTGAAGTAATAGGTCCAAAATCTCGTAAACAAGAGATGTTTATAAACAGCACGGCAGACATAACAATCTTTGGCGGTGCTGCTGGATCGGGTAAAAGCCATTTAGGCGTACTTGATTTACTTAAATATCATCATCATAAATACTTCAGAGCGATCATTACTCGACGTACCACACCACAGCTCAAAGGGCCTGGAGGTATGCTCGATAAGTGTCAAGAACTCTTCAAGAAGATTGATCCTAAAGTTAGATGGAAAGATAAAGACGGTAAATTTGTTTTCACATCTGGCGCTGAAGTCTTCTTAAAGCACTTTGAATATGAGAAAGATGAAGATAACTTTCAAGGAACAGAAAACTCATTAATCCTTGTGGATGAAGGTCAACAATTCACCGAGAGACAAGTTCAATACTTAATGTCTCGTATGAGAAACCCGCGTTGCCCTGTCTCTCCTCACATGAAGATCACCTGTAACCCGGATGCTGATTCCTTCCTAAAAGACTGGATTGATTGGTATCTCATAAAAGATGGTGAATTAGCAGGAAGACCTGATCCAGATAAAGATGGCATCGTTCGATACTTCATCGTTCAAGATGGAAAAATACGGTTTGGTGATACCGCTGAAGAATTAAAAGAAAAATACGGTCCAACTGTTTTACCTCTTACGCTTACTTTCATTTCAGCTAATGTCCACGACAACCCCGTTGTTATGGAAAAGAATCCTTCGTATGTCGCATGGCTTGAAGGACTGCAAAGAGTTGAGAAAGAACGCCTCCTCTATGGTAACTGGTACGCTCGACAAGAAGCATCTGGTTATTTTAAACGTGATTGGCTTAATGTAGTTCCATTCCCTCCTCTCAAAGTGGTTCGTCGTGTTAGAGCGTGGGATATTGCTGGAACACTCCCCTCTGAATCTTATCCAAATCCTGACTGGACTGTTGGCGTTAAAATGTCTCGGACCAAGGAAGGAAGATATACGATTGAAGATTCAATTCGATTCAGAGACAGACCACACGGTGTATTGGAACGAATCCTAAAGACAGCTCGTGAAGATGGTCAAGACACTTTAATCATCATCCCCCAAGACCCTGGCGCTGCTGGTAAAGCATATTCACAACAGATTGTTAAAGAGCTTGCTGAATCGGGTTTCTACGCCAAAGTAAAAACAACACATACATCCAAGATCACACGGTTTGCACCTTTTGCGGCAGTAGCTGAAGCGAATATTGTTGATTACGTAAATGGTGAATGGATCACTGACTATTTCTCAGAATTAGAAAGATTCGATGGTTCAAGAAATGTTAAAGATGATGCTGTTGATGCTACAGGTGATGCTTTCATGTTCCTTGCTACATCTATGAATATCCCTAATTTCACCATACCTGTCATGGAGCAGAAAAATCCATTTTCATTAATTTAAGAGACAATTTATGTCTGAAACCCAAAGTTTAGACGATGGTGCTAGTCAAGCAATCCCTCGCTTACGAATGTCTGAGATGGGAACCATAGGTCTAAAGGTTTCCCATAATCAAATCTTAGAAGAGTTTCGAAAAGACCTAGCTTGGCCTGTTTGTGTGAATATCTACAAACAGATGAGTTACGATTCAACCATTGCCGCTTCTCTCTCATTATTTGAAATGATGCTTGAGAGGGTCGAATGGAGAATTGAAGCCCCCATCGGTGCAAATGAATTACAAAATAAACGTGCTGAATTCATCAATCAATGTATTGATGACATGGATCATTCATGGAGATCGTTCATTAAGGAAGTTTGTTCTTTCTTAGTTTATGGATTCTCACCACATGAAAAAGTATTCCGTAAACGCTACTACTCTAACGGCTCCAAATTTAATGATGGGTATGTAGGTTGGAAAAAACTTCCTATTCGATCTCAAGATACAATTGTGGGTTGGCAATTCTCAGACGATGGTAGAGACTTCGTTGGAATCGTACAAGACTTAGCACTTGTAAATAATAGTTATCGATTATTCAAAATTGCTGAAGCAGGTAATACAAGAATAACAATTCCTGCTGAAAAGCTTCTCAACTTCAAATACAACGCAAAAAGAAATAACCCTCAAGGCAATAGCCCACTTAAACAGGTTTATGTTGCGTGGAAGTTTAGAACGAGTATTGAAGAAATTGAAGCAATTGGTATATCTAGGGACATGGGTGGAATGCCTGTGCTTCGCATACCTCCCGTCTACATGTCGGAAGATGCAACTCCTGAGCAAAAAGCGATATACGAATACTACAAATCAGTAATTCGAAACATTCAGAACAATGAGCAGTCTGGTTTAATTATTCCGAATGCTTACGATCCAGAATCTCGCATGCCACTCTTCGACTTTGAACTTATGGGAGTCACAGGTGGTAAGCAATATGATACCGATAAGATCATACGTCGTTGGGATAACAAAATCCTAACAACCCTCTTTACTGATTTCTTAAAGCTTGGACAAGATCAAGTTGGATCATTCGCCTTAGCGGGTGAAAAAACAAATCTGATGATCATGGCTGTTGAGGCAATCATCAGTGAGATATGTGACGTAATCAATTCAGACTTGATTCCTCAAACATTCCAACTTAATGGCTGGTCTGAAACAGAATATCCAAAATTGGTCGCTTGTGAGCTAGATGATGTAGATATCGACGCATTCAGTTCAGCAGTTCAAAGAATATTCTCAGTTAACGCTGTTGAAATGGATCGTGATGTTTATAACGACATCAGGAAGAAAGTGTTCCAACTTCAACCAAAACCGGAAGATGAAGAAGTTGTTCAGGAAAGACTTCCTAACAATCGTTCAAGAGCTGGTGATGGAATGAAGACTGCCGGTGACGGTACAAGCACATCACCCGGTGGTGGTGACAAATCTGTCTCAAATAAGAGTAATAAATAATGGCTCACGAGCTGTTCAAGCTTTATCAGAAGCTGACAAATACGCCTCACCTCGTAACATCTGAAGCACTAGGTAAAGCAATATCATATATAGAGGCAAGGAATGGTGAGACTGAATTCGCCATTCTTGGAAGCCCAAACAAAGAATACCGCACACCACAATATAACGAAGATACTAAAACTGGTGTCGTGACTGTAGATGGTCCTCTCACATATATAGCCTATCAAGGCTTATGTGGAGAGTCTGGATGCAGTTACCAACAAATTACTGAAGATTTCGAACAGCTTATTTCTGAAGGAGCTACGACAATCGTCCTCGATGTTGATGGACCGGGAGGCGAAGCTTATTCGATGATGGAAACTGGTAGATATCTTCGTAAAGTCGCAGACGAAAAGGGAATTAATCTGATTGCATATATCGATGGTATGAGTGCTAGTGCGACCTACGGGATCACTTCATCAGCCCATGAAGTTGTAATCAATCCTGAAGCTACAGCCGGTTCGATTGGTGTCGTAGTTAAGTTGCGAAATGCAAATAAGGCTCTCAAGTCAATGGGTATTGAAGATACCTATGTTTATGCAGGTGAGAGCAAGATTCCGTTCGATTCTGAAGGCGACTTTACAGAATCATTTCTGAACGATCTTCAAGACAAAGTAGATACTCTTTATACGAACTTTGTTACCTATATTTCCGAGATGCGTAGCATCGAAGTAAATGCAGTTAAGAGTACGAAAGCAAAAATGTTCCTCTCTGATGAGGCTCAAGCAATCGGACTTGTAGATAAGATTATGACACGCGAAGAGTTTGCAAACTACTTAGCCGATGTCTCTGAAGGTAAGACAACCTTGATTAAATTAAAACCAACATCTAACACGCCATCGGCCTCTGTTGAAACCCAAGAAGATGATTCAATGCAATTAGCAGAATTACAAGCACAAGTGCTTGAACTCACAAATAAGCTCGATGCAGCTGCTGCAACCGCAGAGCAACTTCAAGCCACTCTCACTGGTAAAGATGCTCAATTAGCTACTTTGCAAGCGACTGTAGAAACCCTTCAAGCACAAGCAGAAGCTAAAGCTAAAGCTGAACTCGAAGACAAAATGAATGCACGTAAAGCTCGCCTTACTGCATGTTTGGATGAAGAGAAATCTCTCAGCATCTTTGCATCAACAGAGCAACTTTCCGATGAAGCATTTGAAGCCGTTGCAGTCGCTTTCGAAGCACAAGCAGCAGCTCAAGCTAAAACAACCCCGTTTAAAGAACTCGGCCACGATGGTGAAGGCGTTGGTGTAAAGCCAGCAAACGCAGTCAAAGCAGTTCTCGAAAAACAATATAACAAATAATAATTGGAACTAAGTCTACATGACACTTATTGCAACTGAGAACCAACGCTTCTCTAACATTTTCAAATTCGAAGATGACTCTGACCTTGCATTTAGCCGTTTAGCTGTAATTGCTAACGAAGCTACTGCAAAAACATACGTTCCAGGCACTGTATTGGCACGTTCACTTGTGAGTGGCGCTGCTGCTACACCAACAATCAATACTGGCTCAACAGGTAATGCTACATCGTCAGCAATCACTGTTGGAACGAAAGCTCGTCCTGGTGTTTACACAGTCCTCTTCACTGCTGCTACTGCTTTCCGTGTAGTTGATCCTCGTGGCCGTTTCATCGGTACAGGCGCAACTGGTGCTGCATTCAGTGCTGACGGTATTAGCTTCACTATCACTGCTGGTGGTACTGCTGCTGTTGCTGGTGATTCTTTCTCTATCGTTGTCACAGGTACTGAGAAATACAAAATTGTTGAAGTAGGTACTGTTGACGAAGATATCGTCATCGTAATGGCTAACAACCTCGGCGTTTCAACTGATATCGCTATTGCAGCTACCACAGATACGACGGTTCTTGCTATCTACCGTGGTGAAGTAATCGTTGCTGATGGTGCCCTCGTGTTAGGAAGCTCGTTTACTACTGCTACGCAAAAACAAGCTGTTTATTCTGCCCTTGAAGCTAAACGCATCATGGTTCTGAAACAAATCTAATCACTGAAAATAAAAATAATAAAGAGTTTATTTAATAAATGACTATTTCACGCAGTCTTACAAACCCATTTGAGATGGTTGATCGTACTCCAGAGATTCTGGTAGTACCAAACCAATGGGGTTTGATCAATCAACTTGGTATCTTCGGTGAAGAAGGTGTTGCAGAACATACTATCCAAGTAGAAAAACAAACATTCACAGCAGGAAGCATTCTGGATCGTGTTCGTGGTGAACGTGCTAACGTATCAAAAGATGCTAACCGCGAAGTTCACGCGTTCCCTGTTCCACACTTCCCAATCGATGACTACGTTTCTCCACAAGACATTCAAGGTCGTCGTGCATACGGTAGTGATAACGTTGAGCAAGAAGCTCTGGTAATTGCTCGTAAGCTTGATCGTTTGGCAAAAATGCATTTCCAAACAATGGAAGTTGCTCGTGCACAAGCAATCACAGCAGGAACTGTTTACGCTCCTAATGGTACTGTTTCTGTTGACTGGTACAGTTCGTTTGGTATCACTCGTACAGAGATTGATATTGACCTTGATCAGTCAACAACTGACCCAATCGCTAAGATTGAAAGCGTTATTGCAGCAATTCAAGACAACCTGCTCTCTGGTGAAATCCCGACTGGCATCGTTGCTCTGTGTTCTCCGGTTTTCTTCAATCGTCTTATCCAGCACGCCAAAGTTGTTAATGCGTATCAATACTACGTATCAACAATGGAACCTCTGCGCAATCGTTTGGCAGCTCAGGGCTTGGATAGCCGTTACCGCGAGTTCTACTACGCTGGCGTTCGTTTCATCGAATACCGTGGCTCATACGGTGGCACAGCACTGATCCCATCGGGTGACGCTTACTTCCTGCCAACCGGTATGACCGATAGCTTCAAAACATTCTTTTCACCAGCCAACAAGTTTGATCTTGTTAACACAATCGGTGAAAGACTCTACGCGTTTGAATATCGTGATAACCGTGGCGAGAAGATCGAAATCCAAACCGAAACTAACTTCATCAATATGCTGCGCTTACCGCAAGCAATTGTTCGCGGTTATACAGGTTAATAGAAATAGAGAGGGCTTCGGCCCTCTTTTCTTTTAAGGTTAAATGAATGCCTTTCTCTGGAAATCCAAGTACATCAGCAATTGATAGAGTTCGATTGATGACAGGCGACATATTACCTGACATTGAATTCCTAACTGATGATATTTACCAATACGTTTTAACAAAGAACTCAGATTCAGAAAAACAATCCGCACTTGAATGTGCAAGATATATCCTACCTTCCTTGGCAAGATATGCCAGAGAACGTGCTGGTGATATTGAATACTATGGATCAGAGTTTTTCAGAAACTATAAAGAATTCCTATTGCTCTTAATTCAGAATCCACACTCAGGATTCATTGAGGCAATGCCATATGCTGGCGGTATCTCACAAGCAGATATACGAGCGAACATTTCAAATTTAGACACACCAACAAACCGTTTCTATAAATCTTATCTTCCTCAAGAAGCACTAAAATACTCTCAGGGGTATTTTGATATATGTCCTCTTTAAAAGTTAGTTATGCAGGATTTAACGGATTAAGAAAATCACTTCTTAATCTTGATCGATCAGAAGTTCAAGTAGGCTTCTTCGACAAGATGTACCCCGGCACACCAAACCATGTGTTTCCAGAAGGGTATAACGTCGGCATGTATGTTGCTGAAGTGGCCTACCTAAATAATATCAACACAAACGACTCACCAGCTCGACCATTCATGGAAGAGACTATCACTGACGAGAAAACAATTCAGAACGTACACCAAGCCATTAAAAAAATAATAAGTGGTGCCTCAATAAATGCAACATTGCGGCGTCTTGGTGAAAGTGAAGTCCTTCTAATGAAGAAAATTATTGAAGAGTACAGCAACTACGATCACAACAGTGAAGGCTGGATTGAAGAGAAAGGGTTCGATGATGTTCTTCAATTTACAGATTTTATGCTTGAGTCAGTTGAGTACAGAATTGAACATAAGGCTTAACTAATGCCAAGCGCACAGTTTATCGGAGTAGGAAAAATACCTATCACTTTGCTCAGGAAACAATACGGGCAACTCGTCAGAGGAAGAGTGGTAGAAGCATTTGGAGAAGAGAAGATAAATATTTTAGCAAATGTCCAACCGGCTAAATACAACGATCTCTTACTTCTTCCAGAATCCCTCAGAACAAAAAAATCATTAAGACTCTATTCATCCTATGAAATTAGAACGTTGAATGAAGATATTGATGGGTGGCCTGCTGATGAGTTCATCTACAAAGGTGAAAGATTCGTGGTATTCCGTGTTCAACATTATGAAATGGGAATTCTGGATCACTATAAAGCGATAGCACATAGGATTGAACTCACTAAATGAGTTATTTAAAAGAATTTGAAGATGCATTATTCGATTGCGTATCGTTAGTCACAAGCATCCCTCAAAGCCATATATATTTTATGTATCAAAGCTATCCAGAGCCGAAGGGAAATTGCCTTGCCTTGGTAGCCAATCAACTTGTTCAAGTTGGAAGAGAGTATCAAGGTACGCTGACAGATGATGCTGAAACCCTTTTAATCAGAAATGAATATTCGTGTAAGGTTCAGTTTATTTTTGTCGGTGACGACTCTCCAACACTATGTACTGAATTCCTGCATAACCTCTCCCATGTAAAATACTGGCAAGAGTTTGGTTTCAGAAACATCTCGATTATTAATAAACGACAGCCAAAGTTTCAGCCTGAAAAAAGAGACACCAAGTGGATACCACGTTACGTTGTTGATATCACATTTGCATTTGCCTCCGAGAGTCGCGAAAAGATTGATGTTATCGATAAGATAATAATGAACAATCTCAGAGGGGAGGAAATTTCAATACCCTACCTCGCCCCTCCTGCTATACCTCATTTATCAGTATCTACATTATCCGATACAAGTATACGTGTAGACATTTACAACTACACGGCAAACTGCGTCCTAACAGTTGAAAGAAGTGCTGATGGAAGTAATTGGGCGGAAATATATAATCAAGCAAATGCACAGAGCCACCCTTACTCTTTTGATGACACTGGTCTACCAACGCACGGTATTTACTATTATCGATCGCGTACTTCAAGAAATGGCCAATACTCCGCTTACTCCCCTGTAGTTCATGCATACACAAATGTTGAATCACCAAGTTTTGGTGTGTTCTCTATGGGGATTAACTTAGCAGGTTTGGAATTCACAGGCAGTGCTATCCCTGGCGTTTACGGCACAAACTATAAAGCTCCATCAAATTCTGAAATTGATTACTTCAAATCGAAGGGTTTCAACAGAATACGTCTACCGATTCGATGGGAAAGATTACAGCCACAACTGAATGGACCTTTTGACTCAGCGTATTTTGGAAGAATTAAAACAGTAGTAGATTACTGCGCTAGTGTTAATGTGAAAGTTCTTCTCGATGTCCATAATTATGGATCAAGGCTTGAAGGTAAGATTGGTGGCCCTAATGTCTCAAATGAGAATTTTGCTGATCTCTGGTTAAAGATTGCCACTGCATTCCAAGGGTATTCATCAACACTCAGTTATGACCTGATGAATGAACCCAACGCAATGCCGTCACCACAGGCTTGGCCATTAGCAGCTCAAGCTGCTGTCGATGCGATACGAACTGTCGATGTTGATTCCACAATTTACATTGAAGGTGATAATTGGTCATCTGCTGGTACATGGACACAGTACAACGACAACCTCCATATCAATGATCCATCGAATAAAATTATCTACTCAGCACACTGCTATTTAGATAGAGATAATTCTGGAACACATTTCAATTGGCAAACAGAAATACAGAATGGAGTAACCATTACTACAGGTCGTGAAAGAATTAAAGTCTTCACTGACTGGTTGGAAAAGAATGGATACAAGGGCCACATCGGAGAAATGGGTGCTGGCAACGACGATCCTGGTTGGAATTTGGCTTTAGATAATATTCTTGATTTTTGTAAGATACATTCCCTAGAAGTTGATTACTGGACCGCTGGACCATTGTGGGGATCATACCCACTCTCAACAGCACCTGTTGGTGTTAAAGACGCCACACAGATGGCAGTCCTCACTAAATATACCGAAGTCGGTATTCAGCCTAATTATTATTTCCTTGTTGCCCCTAATACCCCGGCAAGAGGAAATGCTGGAGAAGCTTCTGAGGACTGGGTAGTAGAGTATCGAGGAATAATTACTCAAGCAATCACAGTGACACCGAATGATAATGGTGCTGGTGGGTCTTTCACACCATCCTCTGTTGTGTTGTCACCTGGATTCAACGGTAGGGCAACCTTTAAATACAATGCCCCTATTACTCAGAAGATCATAACGATATCTTGCACAAATAATAGATCGTTAGCTGATCCTCAGAATGGAAGTTACTGTACTATCCCTGACTTGTTCTCTGCTTCTAACTCAGACAGTTTTGCCAATAATATCTTTTCATTCAGAAGAGTATTCAGCCCATACACTGGGCCATGTATTCGTTTGAAGAGAGAGATTGATAGTGTATCCGCTGATTTTGGATTCACTGTAGATGGCGATCTGGATAGGGAAGCAATACAAACTTGGTCACAAGGTTCATCGTTAAGATTAGTCCGATGGTATGACCAAGGGATAAAGAAACAAGATATTCAACCTGTCTTCTCAGATAACACAGTTGGTGGAACCTCTCCAAAAGATTATCCATTCTTTATATTGAATGATGTTGATGGATACCCTTCTGTTCTATTCGATGGAAGATCGGAGTGGATTCACAGAGCGGATATCCCTTCTGTATTGCAAGGCTTACAAGGACAGACCCTCATTTCCAGAGTCTCACACCGTTCAGGTGGAAGATTACTGTCTTGGCAGTTTAGTAATTACAACAATTGGATTAACAAGAATAAGAAATGGGAAATATCCATTGATAGCCCAACAGAGTTGTCTATAGGGGTTATTGATAACGAGTGGCATAACTACGCAGGACGTTGGTCAGCTAATTCCATAAATGGGAAACAAACTTATCGCGACGGTGTACTTATTGGCCAGCAGACTACAACTGCGCCTAACCTCGTGATGGACAATAACCGTGCTCAAATCAACATGGGTTGGTTTAGATGGGCTGCCGGTGAGAAGTGGTCTGGTAAAGTGAGGGAACTCTTTATCTTTGGGAACACATTAAGTGACCAAGATATGAGTGCATTTAATGCGGATATCGCTTCATATTACTCAACACCATTACCAACCCTTTCCACCTTTGTTAATAGCACTTATCCAGCACCTCTCATACCTCCTACACTCCCTAATAAGTTTAAAGGAGTCAATCTCTCCAGTGCTGAGTTTAATAAACCTTCACCGTATGGAACATATTCATTCCACTACACGTATCCGACCAATGCCGAAATTGACTATTACGCAGCTAAAGGGTTCACGTTAATTAGACTCCCTGTTAGTGGTGCAAGGCTCCAACCAATTTGTAATAGAGCTTTGAACCAAGCTGAAGTAAACAGAATCAATAATGTTGTTCAATATTGTGCTTCCAAAAATATGTATGTGGTCATCGACCCACATGACTACGGAAGTAAATGGGATGAAGCAAGTTGGTCAAATGTAAGTATTGGAACGTCCACAGGCATCTCCGCAGGTATGCCACAAAAGTTTGCTGATTTCTGGTCCAGAATTGCTCACATCTTTAAAAACCAAACAAACGTTATCTTTGGTTTGATGAATGAACCTACTGGACACACGGCATCGGAATGGAAGGCGGTAGCAACACTCGCTGTTAATGCAATAAGAGCAGAAACAACTTCTCATTTAATTTTAATACCCGGAAGCTCCTACACAGGTGCTCATTCATGGGTATCGAGTGGCAATGCAGCAGCTTGGACAGGATTCTCCGATGTTAACTTCATGTTTGAAGTACATCAATATCTCGATAGTGACAACAGCGGAACACATTCAACTTGTTCACTAAATTCAGGTTCTACGCGTTTAGCCGCATTCACTTCGTGGGCAAGAACAAATAATTACAAAGGATTCCTCGGTGAGTTTGCTTGGTCAGCAGATGCTAGTTGTGCTTCTGAAGGTCCGGCCCTTGTTAATTATATGACTTCCAATTCCGATGTTTGGAACGGTTGGGCTTATTGGTCAGGTGGCCCGTGGGTTAATCAATCTTATATGTTCATGCTTACTCCAAGCAGTCTCTCATCGCCAGTAGATAAACCTCAAATGGCAACTCTCTTAGCAAACCTATAAGCGTTTTCTAATTCAATAATAAAAATAACAGGTAAAAATAGTGAGCAACACTTCCGACATTATTCAAATTAATATCAGTCGTGAAACTGCTGCCGTTTCCAGAGTATCGTTTAATATCCCTCTGTTCTTGGCAGCACATACAGCCTTCTCTTCACGAACTGCTGTTTATGAAGATATCACAGAAGTTGCAGATGATTTTACTTCATCTAGTAATGTGTACAAAGCTGCATTACGACTCTTCTCTCAAGAAAATAAACCGCCGAAGATCATCGTTGGCCGTCGTCAAGTAGACAGCGTAAATGGATCGATTGGTACAGTAGCTGCAAATACAGTCTACTCGTTAACTATCAACAACACTGTAATCAGCGCCACGTCAGATTCAACTCCAACAGCTATTGAAATTGTCGCAGCTCTCCGTTCCCAATTTGCAGCGGCTTCTGTTGTTGGTATCAATATGACTGATAACCTGAATGGTACATTCTCTGTATCTGTATCATCTCCAGGTGCTTCATGGTCAATCAAGTCTTCAAGCAACGTAGCATTAACACTAGCATCAAGCACAGAGTCTTGGGCTGATTCGATTGCTGCTGTTGAATCAGAAAATAATGATTGGTATGCACTGACAGCAGAGACACATAACGATGCAGATATCCTTGTAATCGCTGAAGCAATTGAAGCGCGTAAGAAAATCTACGGAACATCCTCAAGTTCATCTGCAATCTTAACAACAGCAACAACAGATATTGCATCTCAATTGAAGGCCGCAGGATACCAAAGAACATTCATTAGCTATAGCGCAAGCGCTGATACTCAATTTCCTGAATGTGCGTGGATCGGTTATCAACTACCTGAAACCCCCGGCTCTAATACTTGGAAATTCAAATCACTCTCTTCAGTTACTCGCGATACGCTTTCTTCAACTCAAAGCAACAACGCAAATAATAAGAATTGCAACACCTACGAAACAATTGGTGGTTTAAGCATCATGCGTGAAGGGAAGATGTCAGGTGGTGAATTCATTGACGTGATGATTTTCGCTGATTGGCTTGAAGCAAGAATGGTTGAGCGTATTTATTCTCGCCTTGTTAATACTAAGAAAATCCCACTGACACAAGCTGGATTAACTCTTATCCAAAGCGAAATGTATGCAGTGCTTCAAGAAGGTATTACCAATGGTGGATTAGCTAATAATCCTAAACCGAAAGTATTCGTTCCTTCTGTTGCTTCTATTTCACCGAACGTTAAAGCACTTCGTACTGTTGAAGATATCACCTTCGAAGGCACTCTTGCCGGTGCAATCCATTTTGTCCGCATCGCCGGGACAATTTCCGTATAATTGGAGTTAAATAATAATGGCAAGTGTATTACTTGCGACTTACGCACCGAGTGATGTAACGGTCGTTTTGTCAAAAGGCAATATGTCTCATATTGTCAGTGGTTTTTCTGAAGACTCCATTGTAAAGATCAGTCGTGATACCGACACATTCGGTAAATATACAGGTGCAGATAATACGCCAACACGTATTTATCAACCGAACACTTCTGGAACTTTGGTAATCCCTCTTCAACAAACATCTAATAGTAACGACGTTCTGATGCAGCTCTATCTTGAAGATGTAGCAACATTAGATTCGACTGGCCTCTTCACTGTTACAGTGAAAGACAACTCAGGTCGTAGTATCTATCACGCCTCTCAAGCATATATTAGTAAAGTACCTGATTCCGATTTTGGTACTTCTATGCAACTTAGAGAGTGGCATATTCACGCTATTCATCTCGATACAAACATTGCAGGAAATGCGAAGTTTGATCCTGCTGATGCTGCTGCATATGAAGCTCTTGGTGGCGTCATAGAAGACCGTTGGCGCTAAGTTAAACAGAGGGGCATCTCGCCCCTCTCCTCTTTAGTATTCAGGCTTACAATGGCTTTATGGACCTACTCACCGACAAGCGTTGATGTACTCATCGCTGGCTTTTATAAAATCGAAGGCTTTGCTGATGGAACATTTGTAAATATTCAGAAGTCCAATCCCATCTATAGCAATAGAAAAAGCGCAGACGGTGTAGTCTCACGATCATTTCAAAAAGATCAACTCTTTAAGATTGATATTACTCTCTCACAATCAGCACCTTCTAATTCGATACTGATGAAGTTGATTGAGATTGACGAACTAACTCAAATGGGAATGTTCCCATTAACAATAAAAGATAATTCAGGAAGTACATTCTTCCATAGTTCTAACACATGGATTACAACACTACCCAATGTTACGTTTAGTTCTGGAATTGAAACCCGGACATGGGAGTTACTTGCTTCCGAAGGTGTAATGAATATTGGCGATAACTCTGGACAACCCGATGTACTTGAAGAACTGATTAATCAAGTCACAGCATTTGCTCCAACTATCGGGAACCTGATTCGATGAATTTTGGTACAGCAAGAGTATTCACATATAACCCTGGCGACGTTAATTTAAGCGTAGCCGGTTTTGTTGTCCAAGATTGGGACAGCATTAGTCTTAAACGAAGTACAGATGCTTTTAAGATGATTAAAGGTATCCGTGGAAAGAATACACGCTCAAGATCATTAGACAGCTCAATAATTATTTCAATAGAAGTTGGAGCTGCATCTATGGCAAACGATGTATTTTCTGAAATCGTAAGACAAGATTTAATTAAAGGCACAGGACGTTGCCAAATTGTTTTGAAGGATTTGTCAGGAACGACAGAAGTCCATTCAGAAACAGGATTCATAACTGATCTTTCGGAGATACATTTCTCCGCAGAAATCGGTACGCGCAAATGGGATATAGCTTGCTTAGACAGCTACACAATAAATCATGGCGGCAACGCTAAATCCATTTTAAATATATTTAATCTTTAACGAATAGTCCAAATGTTAAAACAACAAACTGTAAATGTAGAAGGTACTGATTATCTTCTTACTGCTTACCCTGCAACAAAGGGTCTTAAATACCAGAAGAAATTAGCGAAAGTACTTCTGCCAGCATTTGCTGAGATTACGAAGAATTCTCAATCCGAAGAACAAGCAATTAGCATTGCCTTGGAAAAGTTAGCGGAGAATCTTGATGATCTTGATGAAGAAATGCTGAAGGAAATGGTTGTGCTTGGCGCAACTAAAGGTGGAATGCAAATCAACTTCGATTTTGAATTCAGTACAGATTACGCAAAACTCTTTAACCTGCTTAAAGAACTGATCAAATTTAACTTCGCATCTGTTTTTACCGTACTCGGTTCCGTAGAAAATCTGTAAATTCTAAGGAACCGCCTAGCCCCGTTCAAAAAGAGTTGGAGAAATCATTCTCAATGGATTTTGAGATTATGACGGTCCTCCTCTTTGAGCCTCAACTCTGTACGAAGCATGAGCTTGATTCAATCTATGATCTCGAAGATTTATACGATTTCCTAGAAATTATTGAAGCTAAGAACAGCATAGAAGAAGAAATCCAAAAGAAAGAACAACAGAAGGTTCAGGCTAGGTAATACATGCAAGATTTAGCAAAGTTTTTCGCTACAGTCGGCTTTAAGATCGACAAGAAACAACTGACAGACCTTGAAAAATCACTGAAGAGTGTAGAAGCGTCATTAAAAACCTTCGTATCGGCATTTGATGCAACTGTTGGTAAAGTCGAAAGAGGCTTAGCCAAGACGCAGATGGCTCAGAAGCGTCAGCTCGATATCGAAGGGAAGCAGATTAGAAATATCACCCTCAGACAAAAAGCAGAAGCCATAGCAGCTAAGACAAGGGAAGCCGTCGCCAAAGCTACTGCAAACGAGGCCAGAGCCACTGAAAAGCTAAATAACATCAAGGCTAAGGCTGACAACCAGTCGACGTTTAGAACGCGTGCTACGTCGTTTACGAGGGCTTTGAGAGCTGGAATTGATCCATCTACCGTTGGTGGAAATTTCTCAACGCTTGGTGACAGATACAAGCTTTCAGTTGAGGGTGCTGAACGCCTTGCACACATGAAGAATGATCGAAAGGATTCATGGAGTAGACAAGGTAAAGCCGGATTCATGGGGGCAGGTGTAGGCTCTGAAGCAGCTCATTGGATGCGTGGGTTTCTGCCCGGCTTTGGTGCCGCTTGGTCCATTGCATCATTGAACAGTATATCCCAAGAATTGAATGGCATTAACAATGCCATGCTAAGTGTTACAGGCTCTGCTGAAGCTGCTGGTAAAGAAATGCAGTTTCTTAATACAGTTGGCCGAGAGTATGGCTTAACGCTTCGTCAGATCGCTCCAGACTATGCAGGATTCGTTGCTGCTGCTAAAGGCACAAAGCTCGAAGGAAATACACAACAAGGTTTCGGACAACTCCTAAAATATACCCAAGTAATGGGTATGAGTGGTGAAGATACGAAAGGCTCATTGATTGCTATCCAGCAAATGATGGGTAAACGTAAAATCATGTCAGAAGAATTGAAAGGTCAGTTGGCCGAACACATGAAGGGAGCAATTCCTTTAATGGCTCAAGCCGCTGGGATGTCAGTTCAACAACTGCTGAATTCAAGTGGCCAATTAAATTCAGATGAAATTCTCCCGAAGTTCTTTGCGTTACTCGCCAAGCAAGCTGAATTAGGTTGGTCAAAATATTTAAAGTCCAGTCAATATGCTCAAGGTGTATTCCGTAAACAATGGGAAGAAACCGTTGAGAAATTAGCCAAGAGTGGTTTTGACACTGCTGTTGCAAGATTCTTCAATAAGCTTACCGGTGCGTTGACAGAATCTGGACCATTGGTGAAAGGTTTAGGAGTTGCATTTGACTTATTAGGTTCAGCACTCTCTGTGCCTGTTGAATTAATCGGAAACATGCTTGGATACTTTGAACAATTAAATCCAACAGTCCAAAAGTCTGTTCTGGTTATTGGTGGTCTAACAACAGGTATTTGGTTTTTAAATACAGCCTTTGGAGCGATGTTTGCAAAGCTCACCCTCGTCCTATTAGGATTAGCAACACTTTCTGATTTGCTCGCTTTTGCACAAGGTAAAAATAGTGCGATTGGAGATGCTTTAGATAAGAAAAACTGGATGGAGCTTGTTATCTACGCGATAACATTGGCTGGAGCTTTAGCAACCGTTTTTGGATGGTTATCTAAGATAGGCGGACTCGGTAAAACCACTGAAGTTGCGAAAGATGTTGCAAAAGGTGGAATTGTTCGTTCATTAGCTGGCTTAGTAGCAAGAAACCCAATTGGGGCGACTCTTGTTGCAGCCGCTGGTATTGGAGCCTACGCATATAGCCAAACATCAGCGATGACGTTGGATCAAAGAATTGCAGAACAAGAACGATTAAAAAGTATGGCGCATGGTAAGGGCGAAATTTCTTATTATCAAGACCGTATCGATAGATTGAATCAGTTCAGAAGTAATCCAAGTCCAAACATACAAAGCAATCCAACATTTGAATTCAATATCACAACGGATAACCCGTTAGCCTTCCACGATTACTTTAAAGAGAACATGCAAAAGATTCACAATGATGCACTTCTCATCTTTCCTAGAGCAGCACAATAATGACTATAGCTTTACAAAGGACAGATTCAGAAGCTGATACAGTATTCTTTGACGCAGTACTAACAAACTCATCTTCTTACCAAAGCAAATTAACTGCGCACCCTATTGATGGTGCTGGATCGATCAACGATCATATCGTTACTGAGAATCCAACATTTACATTGAAAGGTGTGTTCAGCAGCGTTGACTTTAATACAGGAAGACCAAGTAGCTCCGAATTCACATTCGTAAACAACAATGTAGTAGCAGACCCTGTAAACATTATCAAAGTCCAAGACACACTCTTGGAAACAGTTATAGGGTCACTCTCACCTTTCGGTAAAAGTGTTTCTCCACAAATCGAATTGGCTGATAGAGAAGTTAATAGCTTACAACGTGTAAAAAATCTCTTGATCAGTATTCGTGATAACCGAGAGACAGTCACGATGATCGAGTTTGAAGGCACAGTACCTACTACGTATGAGCTTGATCTTGTAATCACTAATCTTCAATTCTCTGAAGACCCTGACTCTGGTGATGTTCTGAATGTAGATATCACCTTACAAAGAGCAACATTTATAGAACTTAAAACAACGAAAGTTGCCAAGTCAGTCTCCGGTTCAATGAAAGATAAAGCAAGCACAGAGACATACAAGGGGCCACTTTCCAAAGACGAAACTACGACAGTTTTGCAAGATGTAAAAGAAACTATTACAACATCCCTTAGTGAATTAATTGATAGCTTTAAAAAGCAAGACGGAAAGTCTCTTCCAAAGACCGTTAAATTTTTGAAAGATACAGGAGTCCTGCCTAAATGACTACAGTAAAAGCTTCGTTGCTTTCATTAAACTCTAATGCAATCTACAGCTATTCAGCAGTCATTGAGGGTGTTTCTCTTGTATTCAGATTTACTTTCAATGAACGAGCAAATTCTTGGTTTATGTCCGTTAGTGAAGAATCAGGGAATTCAATTGTTGAGGGTGTCCGACTAACACCGAATTACCCTATTCTTGATGAATTTTATTCTCCATTCCTGTCTGGCTATTTCCTCCTAGTTGCTAAATCAGAAACAAGCTCAGATGAGTATTTAACTAAAGCCCGATACTTAGATCAGTATTACGATCTCTATTACATATACAGTACATAACATGGCATTGCAAAGAGATAGGATTTATTCACTGGTTATTGGTAATTTACAAAACGGTGAAGGGTTAAAAATCTCCGATCTACAAATCACATTTCAAATAAGTAAGTCAGCCTCTAATAAAGATCGTCCTGATCGTTGCAGAATAAAAATATACAACCTTTCGGAAGTATCACTTGGTAAATTCAAAAGTGAATATCTTTCTGCGGAATTAAAGGTCGGTTATAGAGAAACAGGACTTCACACACTCTACAGTGGTGACATAACTTACTTCAGAACAAAGAAAGAAGGTCCTGACCGAATTACGGAATTAGACATTGGATCGAGCTACACAGCTTTACACCAAACAGATATTTCTGAGGTTGTTCCTTCTGGTTCTACTGTTCAACAAGTTCTTGAACGCATTAGAGCAGCCATGCCGGATATTGCCAAAGGCGTCTACACAGGAACTGGAATTACCCAGCAAGCCACATACGGCTATCCATTAAGCGGTACACCAAAACAAATGCTCGATGAACTGGCTGAATCCTATGATATTGAGTGGCGTATCGACAGCAAAGTTCTTTACGTCAACGATGCTAAAGGACACACAGGTAATGAAGTGGATGCACCTATCATTTCACCAACAACCGGAATGATTGAATCACCCTATTACACGAGCGGTGACAGAAGACGACACAAGAAAGACCCTGCCAAAAAAGAAGGTATTGAATTTATTTGCCTCATTAATCCAACGATTAAACCTGGGAGCCTCGTTGTACTGAGGGATACAGGAGATATCTCAGGACCATTTAAAGTTGATTCTGTTGAGTTTCATGGTGACTACCGTGGTGATACATGGGATTGCAAAGTTTATTGTACAGGTAAGATTGAAAAATGAGAGAGTCAAGCTTAGAAGAAGTTGTTAAGAGTGCCTTCTCTTATGAAATGATTAATACGAACACCGCAATACCTTGTGTAATTCTAACAGTTCATTCGAACCTACAGGATCAGCGTGTAGATGTTCAACCACTTATAAATAAAATATTCCCCGATGGGTCCACAGTGGCTCATCCCCCTATTCTGAATGTTCCGTTGATATTTCCATCATCAAAAACTTCAGCTTTCACTTTCCCTGTTGATAAAGGTGATACTGTTTTATGTGTATTCTCCCAAAGAGGATTAGACACATTTAAAGCAGGTGGTGGGCTTCCAACAAAGCCGACAGACTTTAGAAAACATGATAGGCGAGATGCTATGGCAATTCCTGGCCTCTCTCCTTTCTCCAATGCAATAAATAACCCTAAGCAAAGAACTCACTCGCACAGCACAAAAGATGCTGTTATTGCGCATAACATTGGTACTGCCGCTGAGTGCGAAGTACGTTTAAAACCTGATGGGAAGATCGTTGCCAATTCGCCTGTGAAGGTTGAAGTGAACGCCCCGGACACAGTAATAAATTCTACAACCGCAACTGTTAACGCCACAGATGTTGCAGTAAATGCAACCTCTACCGTCGTGACAAGCCCAACAATAAGAATGAATGGCACCGTCACTGTATACGGCAATTTCTCTGTAGCCAGCGGATATACGTCCAATTTCAACGGATCAGTAACATTTACTGGTGGATCAATTAGTCACGACGGTAAAAATATCGGATCGACTCACAACCATAATGTTGTAAACGTACAAACTGGAAGTTCAACAGTTGTTTCAGCAGGACCAAACTAATGGACCTTCTCCTTGACAGTACTACACACGACATTGTTTTTGATGGTAGTGCTCAAGTTACATCAAATATTACAGAGGCGCTGTCTCAACGTTTAAAGATCAAACTACTCACCTTCATGGGTGAGTGGTATTTAGATGAAGACTACGGCACTCCTTATTATCAAAGCATTCTTGGTAAAAATAGAGATAAAGCAACAATCGATGCGATTCTTCAAAATATTATTAGAGAAGATGAGTACGTAAAACAAATTATCGAATTTACCAGCGTAAAAACAAACACCAGAGAATATAGCCTTTCATTCAGAGTTCAAGATACTTCAGGCAATATCACTGACAACATAAATATAATAACAGTTGGTTAATTAATGGCAGGAATCACAGATAAAGGTTTAACGATAAAAAGACTGCCAGAGATACTTGATTCACTCAACTCAGAAGCAACAGCTCTCTTTCAAGACTTAGTTCCTCCCGGTGATAAAGTTGATACAACTCCCGGCAGCATCTTAGGAAGATTGATCGGTCTGCAATCAGCGCCACTTACTGAGCTATGGGAACAGCTTCAAGAAGTATGGATGGCTTATGATCCTAATTCAGCTTCTGGCATTGCTTTAGATAATCAAGTATTCCTTGGGGGCCTTCAACGTTTCACAGCCTCTCCAACGCAAGCTTATGTCTTCTTGTCTGGAGATTACAATACAACGATCCCACAAGGCTCTACAGTTAAATCAAGTTTCACTGGTGTTCAGTTCACAACGGATATAGCTGTGACACTGAATAATACTAACGTTTCAAGTTTTACAGTAGCAATAACCACTGTATCGAATGCTTCTACATATAGTGTCCAAATTTCTGATGGGATAAGAACTATCACCTCATCATACACTTCAGATTCATCAGCTACGTTAATAGAAATCCTGAATGGATTAAAAGCGCAGATTGATGCAAACGCTTCAAGTCTCGTAACAACAGCAACTATTGATAATACATTCCTGACAGTAACGACTCTGAATAGCTTTTCGCCTTTGACGGTCGTATTAACTGGATCACTAAGTACAGTTAAGTCAACGAAGTATTGTTTATGCACTGCAACCGAAACAGGTCCACTCGATCAAGGCCCAAATACAATTGATACGATTGCCACACCTATTCTTGGTTGGGACGGTGTTGTTAACTATACGTCAGCAACAACTGGCCGAAATGCTGAAACAGATGAGGAGTTAAGGCTCCGCTTTAAGAATGCCAAATACATCCGTGGTGGAAACATCGGGGACGCATTATATTCTGATTTAAAAGATATCGTCGGTGTCGAAGAAGTAATCATCCTTTCTAATGAAACGGATACGACTGACGGTAATGGTATTCCTGCACATAGTTTTATGGCTCTGATTAGTGGTGGCACTGCAACAGATATTGGTGCGGCTATCTGGAAAAATAAGCCTGTCGGTATTAGAACTTACGGTTCATCCTCAACAACGATAACCGATGCTGCTGGAAACTCTAAGACAATTTATTTTCAAAGACCAACCCCACTCGTTTACTACGTCACCATTAACATCTCAACGGATGCAGACTTTCCTCCAGATGGTGTTGATCAGATTAAAGCTGCTTTGGTTAACTTCAACAAAGATACTATGTCGATCGGTAGTGATGTTATCTTTTCAAGACTCTATTCACCTATCAACTCAGTAGCCGGTCATCAAGTCAATTCATTGCATGCTGGAACATCTCCATCACCTTCTGGCACCTCGAACATAACAACTACCTTCAGTCAGATTCCAACACTGGATGCCAGTAACATTACGATAACGATCACTTAATATGGATACAAATCCTTTTATTCAGACTGACTTTCTTGAGCAGGCGAGAGATAGAGTAACCGAGCAGTTCAAAGAAAAACCTGTAATTGATAACTTGGTTCAATTGATAACGAAAGAATCGTTGGCTATTCAATCAGTTTTAGCTGATTTAATGCAGAAGAGAACAATTGATACTGCAACGGGTATACAGCTCGACCATATTGGAAATATTGTTGGTCAGCCAAGGGATTTGTTTGATTCGGTTATCTATTACTTCTTCGGGTTCGTTGGAGCGAGCGGTGCTTTGAGTTATGGAACTTCTGGTAGCACCTTAGTAGGTGGAAGATATAAGAGTTTGTATGAAGACTTACGTGGTGCTCGATTCCTAAATGATGATGAATACAGAGCACTCATCAAAATCAAAATTCTGAAAAATACAACTCAAGGAACAATCGACGACTTCATTGAAATTATTAAGCTTTTGTACAACGTGACAAACATAACGTATACAGAATCCTCTGCAAGAATTTCTTTGAACATTGGTCGAAGCTATAACGATCCTCAACTCTCCTATTTTAAAGGGCTTGATGAGATAGCTCTAGGTGATCGATACATCCCCCTTCCACTTGGAATTGATCTTGATTACTCAGGAACTATCCTTTAAAGATAAAAATAAATGGCAGAATTTTCTAAACCAAATGTAAACAAAGTATGGGCTGACACTGGAACAAAGACAGTCCCATCAGATGCAAAAATTGCTCAGGGGTGGGTTGCAGAAATCCCTCCTTTTGAATATGAGAATTACCTTCAGAACAGACAGGATCAATTCATTGCGCATATTAACCAACATGGCATTTCAGAATGGGATGCTACAACTGATTACAGAAATGGTAAGTCTTATGTAATGGGTTCGGATGGACTCATATACAAATGTCTGGTTACAAATACGAATAAAAATCCAGTAACAGCTCCAGACGCATCATCTTATTGGGTTCTTGCATGGGATTCAGCCGGAACGGCTTACAGTAAAGCAACATCTGATGGTAGATATCTTCGAGCAACGAACAACCTCAGTGACTTAAATAATCCAGTTACCGCGAGAAACAATCTCCAACTAGGGTCAGCCGCTGTATTAAACACCACTGGTGCTGTTGGCGATGCAATGAAAGTTGGTGATTGGGGTTTCGGTAGGAGCTTTACAGGAGCGCAAGTCCTCGATTACAACGCCCTTACAAGAAACGGTCTGTATTATTTAACAAATAGTTCTCCAAATGGTCCTCCGAATGGGGACTACAACTACCTGCTTCATCAAGTTTCAGATGGTTCTACCTACCAAAAGCAAGTTGCATATGCAGCGAACTCTAATGATTGCTTTACGAGAACCCTTGTTGGTGGAACTTGGAGAGCTTGGACGAAAGTTACCATCACAGGTGATTTTGGTTTAGGTGCTTCTGCGGGTTGGCAATCAATAGACCTAAACAATTATAAAACAACTCAATTCTTAAATGTCTCAAATACAGCTACGAACATTCCTCAAGCACAACATGGCTTTGTCATAGTAGAAGGTGGCGGAGATGCAAACTGGTGTAAACAAACTTATAGTCCAATATCTAATACTACGTTGACATGGACTAGATTTTTTAATGCCGGTGTTTGGAGTGGGTGGATTTATAATTTTAACTCTGGAAACTTCGATCCTAATTCAAAGCAAAATGCATTGGGATACACACCCGTTGAACAAGGCGGCGGTCCATTTCAAACAGCTAATAAAGTAAGACTTGGATGGAGTGCTAATGGATTAAGAGTCTCGATTGATGGAAATGATAATGGATTTATTTGGAGTGGAAACTCTCAACCAATTCAGTCATTAGCTCAAAATGGGTATCAAAGATTACCAAGTGGATTAATTATTCAATGGGGCGTGCAGCAATCCGCAGTAAGCACAAACAGCAGCGTAACATTCCCGATAGCCTTTCCAAATGCGTGTTTCGGCGTCAACTTTCCGTCTGATTCTTACGGCGGTGGTAACACGTATCTCCGAAGATGGGCACCAAATACCGTTACTCTGAGTGGTTTTAGCACAGTAACTGATGTATTCACCAGTAATGGTGCTGGGCTAGGGAATATATCTAAATCATTTTGGATCGCAATAGGATACTAATGACTATCTATTATAGTAAAACAACAGGTGGATTTTATGATCCAAATATCCATCTTCCTGAGCAAATTCCCGGCGATGCAGTAGAGATAACCGAAGCGGCTCATCAACAGCTCTTGTCTCTGCAATCAAACGGCAAACAAATTGTTGGTGATTCGAGTGGAAGTCCTACAGTAATTGATCCTGAATCTCTCTTCACTCTAAGACAAATTAAAGACTCAAGGCTCAGTTATATAAATATCAAAAGACAAGAGTCTTTTAATACTGGTTTCGTCTTCGATGGTGTTATCTACGATTCAGATGATCAGGCTAAGACAAACATCACAGGTGTAATGGCTTCTATTATTGCAGGAATCCCTCTCCCTTTAGATTTCACTTGGCGAAGCAAAGACAATAACAACATCCCAATGGACGTTCAGAAGTTTTCCGCATTTGCTTCAGCTTTCTTTCAAAACTATCAATCAGTAATGAAGAGAAGTTGGGCTTTAAAAGACTTCATTGAATCCCGAACAACAAAGAACCAAGTTAATAAGATTGACTGGGATTTCCCATTAGAAGAATAAGATGTCAATAAAAAACGCAAATAGTAAATCTTGGATAGTAAAGCCTTCGGCAGATGGTAAGAGGTATAGTGGGTATCAAAATGGAGATGCACCAGTAACTCCTCCAGTAGCTCCTACACTTGGTGCAATAACAAGTCAAAGCGGAAATATTAAGCGAGTTGCAATCACAACTTTCCCGTCATCTGCAACTTACCTTACGAGGGAGGTTTCCTTAAATGGAGGAGCTTACTCTTCTGCCGGCCCTAATTTGACAACAGGCACAACGTATTTCGATTACGATGTTGGAACTGCAACAAGTTGGAGCTTTAGAAGTAAAGCTGGGAATGGTGGAGGATTATCTTCTTTATATAGCAATATAGTAAGTGGTTCTACATCAGGTTCATCTGTTATCACAATTGGGGGGATCGCTCTTCCAGATGTTGGCACTCCAATCTATGCAGCTACTACGGGGAGTGATAGCAATACAGGAACAATAACGTCTCCAAGAGCATTAACATCTGCAACATTAGATTTAGCAATGCGCTCTGGAAAAGGCTTAGTAATTCGTGGTGGAGCATATACGCCAGCGGCGTCATTCTTTGATGTCTTCTCCAACACAAGTAGTGCTGCAAACGGTTCATCAACTACATCATGGGCTGTTATGAAAGCCTATCCTGGCGAAACCGTAACAATTAATTGCGGGGCTAATAAGTTCGCCTGGGATAACCACCATTATTGGTGTATCCGTGACATTACTTTTAATAGTAATGGAACTTGTTGGTTCTTAGGAGAGAACTTCGGAGGTACTAATTATTTTTGGGTAGATAATTGTATCTTTAATATGGCTGTCGGTGGCGATAATAATGGAGCTGTCGGTGTCCCTAATCAGAACTTTGATTATCTCTACTTCACGAGAAACACATTCAACGGTCCAGGCCCAACGTCCTCTACGACGAGTCACAATACGTGTGCGGTCTGGTGTGGTTATGTTAAACATCTCTATGTAATTGGAAATAGAATAGATAACGTTCCTAAAGGTGTTTATCAGAAATATGCACATAATGCTACTGCACAAAACCAAGTAGACATTCAAATTAAAAATAACGTCATCAGTAGATGTTCTGATGAATCAATGAATTTGGAAGGTCAATGGACAGTTGTAACTAATAACCTAGTTTACAACGGAGGAGGCATCTTAGTAGGTGAATCAGCAGGATCACAGAATGGTGATGATATAGAGTGGTATCACAACACAATTTTTGCTGACGTTAATCTTCTGCATGATAGTGGAAGTTCAACACACTTCTCTCTTAGAAATAAGTTTAGATCAAACCTTTTCACAAACTCTGGAAGGTTGATGGGCTATCAGTTCAACACAGCTGACCCTCTATTAGATACTGACTTTAACTTCTTTACACCTGCAACTAACGCAATTATTCGTTCACAAATTTCGTATTCATTATCAACTTATAAAGCTGCATTTCCTACTCAGGAAATTCACGGTGTATCGGGCTCCCCTACTTTCACAGGAACATTAGATATAACGAATCTAAGTACATTCGCTCTTTCATCAGGGTCACTTGGTAAGAACGCCGGGCACGATGGGGCTGATATCGGTGTGAATGTTTTAAATCTTCTAACGGCAAATTAATAAATGGCTTATTCACCAATCCAGTCCAAAGCATATACAAATTCTACAACAATCGACAACTTCACCATCACACCAGATTCAACAATAACAGCAGGCAATGCCGTTATTTTGACTGTTGATCGATATAGTGGTGCAAGAACTGTCACTTCTGTTAAAGATCAAACAGGAACATCTCTAACATTCACAGATACAACATCAGGCGGATTGCAAGATACAGGTAATGGTGTTGGTTCTCACATACTTGTTCTTCTGAACATGCCTTCCGGCGTCACATCATTGAAGGTGACATTTAGTTCAGCCGTAGATTCAGTCGATATGTGCCTGCATGAATTCTCAGGCATTGCTACATCAGGTGCTATTGATTCTGCCTGTAGTATAGGGCAAGCAGAAGTTCAATTCGCTCCAACAACAGCCGATGGCTTAACGTCGGGTTCTGCAACAAACACAATGCAGCCTGCTTTGGTGTTTGGTCATGCTCGAAATAATAGCGCAGCAGCTCTCCCAGCAGTTGGTACTGGCTTCACTGGCCTGACTACAACAGGGTTGACTCGTGTTACCAACGAGCATAAGCGCGTTACGTCTCTCGCGAGTCAAGCTGCAACATTCACTATTAGTGTTGGTGCGAACGTACACAACGTAGCAATGGTTGTACTGGCAGAGACAGCCGGCACGCCTGCTGCAACATTAAGCTCACCAACACCTTCTGGAACTATTGGTACAGCCACTACAGCAACACTTGGCGCTACTACTAACCAAGGGACAGCAGGCTCAAACAATATTTATGGTGTTTGGTCTGCGAGTAATGGCTTCAGTGGTGTAACAGCTACACAAGTTAAAGCTGGACAGAACGCAGCAGGAAGCACATCAGGTGTTTCTAATAGCGGAGCTGTTGCAGTTACAACAACATCTCCAACAATCTCTGTATCAAGCCTCAGTGCAAGCACAACGTATTACTACGCATTGGTGCAGAACAATGCCAATGGTGACTCTAACGTTGTTACAGGAAGCTTTACGACAAGTGCTGTTACGACAAGCACATCACTTGGCATGAGAGATAACTCAAATGCTGCTGTAGCTTCAACAAGTATTAATTGGTATCTGACTTCTACTTGGGGCGGCAGTGTATTAGCTTCAGGAACTACGTCTACGGATGGGGCAGGTGCTTTGACGTTGACAGGATTGTCGCTGGCAGCAGGAACATACATGCTGTTTTATAAACTCGCTTCTGATCAAACATCGAATGGAATGCATACAGTAGTATTGGTGTAAATAAATGACAGCCTATGTACGTACAACAACTGCTGGTACAGGGCTTGCCTACGTTAGAACGACTACCGGACCTACAGACTCGGTAGCTCCTACTTTCAGCGCTGGTCCCTCATCGAGCAATATAGCAAATACAACATTCACAATTTCAGCTACACCAAGTAAAGTTTCAATCCTCGCTTTAGTCGTAACTTCGTCCGGTGCTTCACAACCAGCAGATGCAACTTTCGATGCCAGCTCATTTAGAAAAGGATATACAGCTTCTGGGACATCAGGATCAATTAATTATACAGGTGCTACAGCAGGAGCTACCTATAAAGCATGGATACAATTAAAAGACTCTGATGGAAATAGAACAACTTCATCAGTAACTTTGACAACAAGTGCAGTAGCTCCAAACATAACTGGAGTCAGCTCAAACAATCCTACATTCGGAACATCATTAACTATTACAGGTCTAGGTTTTGCCTCTAGTGGTAATGTTGTAACTCTTGATGGAATCACTCAAACAATAACGAGTGAGTCAACAACATCGATAGTTATCACTGTAAATGGAAGATTTGGATCAGTTTTATCACTTGTCGTAACAGAGCCAGTAAATAGTTTAAGTAGTTCATACCTAATTACATCTATAACTTTACCGGCTGGATGGTCCTATGTTGATATAGGCACTCCCAATACAACAGCAGCAAGCCGTATTACCTCTACACCAGACTTAGTAAGTGGTGATCAGGTAATGTGGGGTAATGTAGTTGGTACTGGTGCTATAACAGTTAATTCAGATGGGACTTTTATAAGTAGCTCCAACTTAATTTCTGCATTTGATGCAAGAATTTGGAGCACTGGGTATGGATATGGTACAGCGGCAACACAGTCCATTGATATTACATCCCCTTCTGGCTATTCCGTTGTAATTGATCAAGCAAGTATTAATGTATCAAATCAATCAGCAATTAGTTTTACATTTACAGGTGCTGAGGTTGGTTCAACATATGATTACACATTTACAAGTTCGACAGGTGGTACACCTGTAAATGGGACTGGGACTGTTACAAGTTCTTCGCAACAGATTACAGGAATAAACACTACTTCACTGACAGACGGAACAGTAACTCTTTCTCTTGTCTTAACTGATACAGCAGGAAATCCAGGCTCACCAGCAACATCTGTTAAAAATAAAGATACATCGACAGGTGGAACTCCAAATCCGTTTACATTCAGCTCTCAGGCAAATGTTGGATTATCTACGATTGTTCTTTCGAACATAGTTATCATCTCTGGAATAACTGGTCCAGTTTCTGTACAGATTATTAATGGGGAGTACTCGATCAATGGTGGTGCGTGGGCAAGTGCCAATACAACACTTACGAATGGTGCAACACTCCAAGTCAGACATGTCAGTAGTAATTCATTCAGTACAACGATTACTACATCAATAACAGTTGGTTTGACTACTGAAACACTTCAGAGCACTACAGTTGCACAGGATACGATACCTAATTCTTTCAGTTTCACGTCGGTCACAGGAGCAAGTCTAAATACAGTTTACAATTCTAATGCAATAACTGTAGCTGGAATCAACTCTCCCTCTGCAATAAGTATTTCTGGTGGAACTTACTCTAAGAATGGTGCCGCATATACTTCTGTAGCAGGCACTGTTGCATCTGGAGATATTATTGTTGTTCAAGTTATTTCGTCTGGAACGCAATCAACACTCACAAGTGCAGTATTAACAATTGGTGGAGTTAGTGGAACCTATAATGTAACAACTATTTCTCCAACAAGTGTTCAAGCAACTGTCACCCTCTATGACATTGTTAACAACGTAAACACTATTTCCGCAAACACCTCATACGACTGGTTCATTATGACCTCCTGGGGAACCGGGTTACTTGGTTCAGGAACAACGTCTACGAACAGTGGCGGAGTCCTAGTAACCACACCAGTTAATGGTTCTCAAGGTCCTGGTTGGTTATTTCTCAAGAAAACCTCCGATTCGAATTATGCAACAGTAATTCCTGTAACTCTCTCTTAAATATAGGGCAGTTCTTGCCCTATTCCTTTCCTATAAAAATAATAAAGGTAAAATAATAATGGCTATTGGCGCAAGCTTGGCTCTCCGTAATGCTCAATTAGATGTTCTTCCAGCTCAAATGGGCAATGCGGCTAAACTCCGTATTTATGATGGTACACGTCCGGCTACCGGTGGTACTGCAACAAACCTCTTGGCTGAATTTACACTTGGTTCACCTCCTTTCACTGGAGCTTCGAGTGGAGCAACACTGACACTGGCAGCAGTTGCTTCAGTTAACGCTTTAGCAAATGGTATTGCTACATGGGCAAGAGTCGTTAAATCAGATAACACTTTCATCATGGATATGTCTGTAGGTGTTTCCGGTGCAGATGTAAACCTGAACTCAGTTAATATTTCTCAGAATGCTTTGGTAGCAGTAACGTCAGGTACTATTACTTACGGAAATCCGTAATAGCCTTCTAAGTTCAGCGTAAGGTGAATCTATGTTGGGTTATTACATTGATAATAATTTTATAAGCACTGGCAATTGGAAAGTTACGAACAATGTTGTCCCTGATAATTTATTGGGGACTCTTAGTTCTGGCTTCGCAGGGATGTCTCTTACGTTCGTTGGTGTTGAAACATACACAACGAATGTTAGTAGCTCATTCTCTGGAATGTCAGCAAACATTCTAGGAAACGTAACCCAATCACTTTCCATTTCATCAACCTTCACAGGTATGCAGGGCAATATTTCTGCTAAGGAAATATTTAATCTGCAAGTTTCTACTGGATTCAGTGGAATATCTTCCTCGATAGCTTCGCAACAAGTATTCAGAGCATTAGTGTCTACCGGATTCACAGGTATGGCATGTGTCGTGTCTGCTGTTGAATCGTTCTCAGCAGCCATGAATACTGGATTTGTTGGAATGAAGGCAGCAATCAATCAAGCAGCAAGTCAAACATTAAGCATCTCATCAAGCTTTACTGGAATGTCTTCGAACATTTCAGGAACTACATATAATTCTGTGACAGTGACAGCAGGGTTTAGTGGTATGAATGCTGACATTGAACTTTCATCTAAAAATTCACTAATCCTTTACACAGGATTTAGTGGTATGGCTGCGCACTTTCAAGCTCAGAATCAAATTAATGTTCAAGTTCAAGCAAGCTTTCTTGGAATGGGTACAGGAATAGATGGAATTGTTGCGGCTGTTGGTCCTCGGTTCGGAACTCTGTCTGGTAAATTGAAAATTCGTGGTGTACTCGCGGCTACAATAAAAAGATCAAAATAATTATGAGCTATGAAACATACTTCATTGGGAGTACGAATGACATTGAAATTGATGAATTAAGAAATGACTTCACATCTCAATTCGAAAATGATGCCTCTGTTAGTTTTACTCTACGAAAATTGAATGGAGATTCGGTAGGGGGAGTTATATGGCCGTTGATGTTCGATTACGTACCTGAATCAAACGGGAGATATATTCTCTTCCTTCCTGAAGCTCTCGATCTGACTCCAGGCGATCGTTGCATAGGTAAGATTGAAGCTACCTCCAAAACAGGTTACATCAAACGATGGGATATTCGTGTACTTGCTCTCCTTGATCAAGAGGGAGAGTGATCGTGAACTTCGATGAATGCTTTGATCACCTAATTGGGAATGAAGGTGGCTTCACCCTAAATCCAAAGGATCGTGGTAATTGGACAACAGGAGTTGTTGGACAGGGAGAATTGAAAGGGACTAATTGGGGAATTGCTGCTGCATCCTATCCAGAGGTAGATATTAAGAATCTAACCAAGGAGGGTGCAAAGGCAATCTATTTAAAAGATTTTTGGTTACCTCTAGGGCTCGATACAGCCCCTTCTGGAGTACGCTTCCAGATATTTGACTCAGCGGTGAACCACGGTATCAAACGCGCTGTAAAACTGTCCCAAGCAGCCCTGGGGCTTGTGGTTGATGGTGTGATTGGTCCAAAGACATTTACTGCTATACAGAAAGCAACTCCCCTCCCCTTCGTACTCAGCTTCAATGCCTATCGTCTCAAATATTACACAAGCTTAGAAAGCTTCGTTGATTTCGGAAAGGGATGGGTTAATCGTGTGGCTTTGAATCAACTTATAGCCGCTTCAGAATAAGAATAATCAACATGGTAGACTTTGATTGGAAAGGGGTGGTGAAAACAGTCGCCCCAACGCTCGCTACAGCACTAGGAAGCCCCTTGGCTGGTACAGCAGTGGCAATGCTCTGTGATGCGATCCTTGGTGATCCCAAAGCCTCACAGAGTGACTTGCAAAAGGCTTTAAGCCAAGGTGTTACTCCAGACCAGATTCAGAAAATGAAAGATGCAGAAAATGCATTTACCATTCGAATGACTGAGCTTGGATTACAAGATAAAGATTTGACATTCAGACAAGACCAAGCATATTTGTCTGATACACAAGATGCAAGAAAGGCGAATGCACAGAACAGAGATGTTTTCGTCCTTGGCATAGTAATCCTTATAAGTTTTGCTCTCATTGTGGCCGGCTCTCTCTTAGGAGCATGGTCAATAATGACAGGAGGGCTCGTAGTTAAGGACGCTGCAACAGTTGGCATGGTGAGTGGCTTTATCGGCACCGTCGTTGGCTATGTAGCTTCAAACGCACAGCAAGTCGTAGGTTTCTTCTTTGGTTCTTCAAAAGGTTCCGACCGTAAGACAGATGCTTTAGCTGATGCATTCAAAAACTTTAAATAACAATAATAAGATATGAACCTCGATTCCCTTCAACTTATAGTAAATATTGTCGTACCTTTCTTAGTTCTTGCAATTACGATGCTTTATAAACGTATTAGTAAGATTGAAGATAAGCAATATGACATGAAAGGACAGCTCGTAACAAAGGATGAGTTACAGAAAACGGAAGAAAGGATTACGCATAATTTAGATGAACGAGTTCATGCATTGAGTACAAAACTTGATGTACTGATCAATCAACAGAATATGCTGATTCTTGAGAGGGATTTGAGAAAACAATAAAGCTGTAGATGCCTTGCCCCGGAGTTCGTAAGAGCTGCCGGGGCTTTTTATTGCCTAAATTTTAACAACAGTCGATAGGTCGTTTATCAGATGTGGGAAGAGTGTCTTAGACATGACGAGATAACCTTTTGCACTAGGATGTAGGCCATCACGAGTTAAATCTTCTTTGAAATTCCCCACCCCATCTTTCAATTTTGAATGTAAATCTACGTAGTCAGCTTTATAGAGAGTGGCAATATTCTTCAGCCCGTTGTTGACTTCGAGAATCTTCTGAGGGCTATGAACTGCAATCTGCTCTCCCGATACAGGAAGAAGGCTGCAAACGATAACCTTAATACCTCGCTCAGAAGCTGCCTTGACCATTACTTCAATATTCTTAATTACAGTATCGACAGGTTGGTTATTTCCAAGATCATTAGTCCCAATAAGGATCACCACAAGAGTCGGATTAACCGCAAGAACATCCTTATCAAAACGCCCCACTGCTAAACTTGCCCAATCTCCTGAAATTCCCTTATTGATGATAGGAAGAGAACCAAATGAAGGAGCCATCCACCAGAGGGCAATCTGTGAATCTCCGAAGAAAACTATCTTGGTATCATCGTACAAGCCTTGCTCGGAAAGTTGTGTTTGCCATTCCTTATTGTCAATATATCCATGAAGCTTGTTTCTAAACTTTACGGTTGAATATATGGCTAGAGTTGTTGTGAGAATTAGTGTTACAAAAGCTAAGCATAGCGAATACCGCTTCCATTTTATATCCATGAGTCCACCCATTTGTATCCATTTATCTTTTGTTAGTTAACCTATAAGACTACTATCAAGGGCAAAAGAATGTCTTATAGGCTCGTAACTATTATTGTTAAGAATAAAAATTAAAACAAGAGATTGAAGAAAATTTAATGTTCCTGAGTGTCGGATTTGTTTACAAGCTTAGTAATGTCAAGAATCGCAGGCAATAAAAAGCCCGCACGAAGGCGGGCTTGGTTTAGATTCCATCTACTGTTGCTTCAATAGAGCCATGAAGCGGTTGAAATATCAAGTACTCATACTCAGATGGTAAGGTCTGAGGACCACTCGACCAGAAAGGTTGTCCCTTGTGATAAAGATGGAGCACAATCTGGCTATGACTCACCCTTGAAATTCCTACTGCGTCAAAGTCAAAGGAGGTTTTAAACTCAGCAGCGTTAATATATATCACTTAACCTCACAGGCCCCACCGCCACAAGCCACCTCTCCACTCAAGTC